TACAGAAGGAGTCCAATCTTCTAAGGTTGGTCCAACGATAAAAGTTTTTATTATTTGATGATGAATATCATGATTAAATGATATTTGATATTTTAAGCGATCATTAACTGATAGTATTTTATAAAAGCTGATTCCTTCAAGAATCTTCTTTTCTTTTTCAAGCTCAACGCAATCCAAAAGATTAGGTCCAAGAATTATCTTTTTTCCAGTGTTGCTAGCCTCCTTGAGCCTTCTTCCTAACCTCGGAGTTAATCCACTCCAATGATGAACTAAATCTGCTCCCTTTATGCTTTTAAGATAAGCTTCTGAGTTTTTCGAGGAATAAAAAGAAACCCCTGGAATTTTCACTTCATTTTTAAGATCTAAAAATAAATCTATCTTACAATGAGGCGCCATGGCTTTGCAAAAATTATAAAGAGACATACCTGGCCCATTTGTAAAGCTTTTTGTTGGACCAAAGTTAAATGCAAGAACGGTTAGCTTCATGCGCTTATTTTACTCTATAAAAAAAGAGGGAGCCACAAAGTGGCTCCCTCAGGGTAAATTTATTTAGAGGATTATTCTAATAAATTAATCGACTAGAGTCCGTCACCGTAGATTGCCGCGACCTCGGCGTCTGACAGGCCTCGGCTCCAGATGGCGAACTCTTCGATAGTAGCTTCGAGATTGCCATATGTACCTAGACGGCCCAACTGCATCTGCTGGTTCAAGCCGGTCAGCGTGCCACCACCGGTGCGGGCTTCCTTGAGTACGCCGTTGAGGAATATCTTGAGCGTGCCGGCTGTGTACGTCACCGCGAGGTGATTCCAGGCCTCGCTGTTGTAGAATGATGCGAAGTCGTTATCGGGAGCAACATCTACCCAAAATCCATTGTAGGCGCCGACGAATGCGCGGATCCCTTCGCCAGGCCCCTGGAAGTGCAGCCCGACACCCTCATTCCAGATGAAGTCGTTGCTGAAGCCCCAGATGGCGTCGTACTGGGCCGGCGTCCAGCCTGCATCTCCCTTGATCCAGAGCGAGACACTGAAGTCGTCGCTGGCGGACAGGAATGTACTAGCCGTGCCGAGATCGATGTAGTCCGATGTGCCGAACTGGTAGGCCTGCGACCCGAATAGACCTGTTGTTAGGGTCGCACCGTTCACCGTTCCGTTCCGGCCGTTCCCGGAGGTGTCGTTCGCGTTGCCGTCGAAGTGGTAGAGCCCCTCATTGCTTGTCATATTGAATGGCGTCGTCGCGCCATTGTCCGGGAATGGTGCTGGCGTACCAGCCGAAGGAGCTGCCATGGAAGTTCCGTCAAACCAGTTTGTGATATCATCAGTTGAAATGATTGTCTGAGGACCTGGAATTGCACCGTCAGCAGCATACCACAGTCCAGTATCAGGGAAGTAGTTGATGTCCCAAACATTGCTTAGCGCTGCAAGCGCAGGCTTGATGCTGCTCGTAACAACAATCGTTCCAGCTTCTGCATCAACGTAAGTCGCAGTCGGAGCCCCGGCGTTTTTGCCGATTGCAATAATTCTGCCGTCCCCATCTGAGGATAGATCAACAACGTCTGCCGGGAAGCCATCGGCCGTTAGATCTCTAACGAGGCTTGCGGAAGAAATCGTGTCCCAGCTGTCTGCGCTCTGGGCCTTGAATAGTTTGCCAGTGTTATCGAGAATAAAAACCGTTCCTGGGTTGTTCTTCTTCTTTCTGATGACCTGGCACTCTGATCCAAACTCAGGAAGTATTGCAGAAAGGTCGTGTGAAGCTGAAAGGGTTGCGTTGCCGGTTCCGACTGCTGCAGTTACAGCGTACATCATTGAGCCGATTCCAACCAGGGCTTTATCCGTATTTACGATCTCAACAGTCTCTCTTTCCTTCTTGGGGCCACCCTGAAGGGTGAGCGCAACGCCCGGAGAATCAGAAGGACTGGAAGCAGCACTGATGCTGTAGGATCCATCATCGTAGCTTAGCCAGAATCTTTTCTTGAACTTTCTTACTCCAGCAACACCGGATGTCCATTCACCACCCTGGCCTGCACTATAAATAGCTGAAACCTCAGCTGAAGAAAGGGCTACTCCATCCCATACTGCGACATCAGCAATTGAGCCTGGCCAATCATATGTGCCACTCCCATTGTAGCCACCAAATCTCCACTGGTTGCTATCAGCGTTGCCCCACGCTGCAGAGGGCCATGCTGAGGTATTTTCAAGAACACCATTTACATAAACCTTCATATCGCCAGCTGCAGAATCTTTTACAAGCATGACATGAATAGGGGCTCCGACTGCCCAGCCAACAGTGCTTACCCTCGGGCTTATATGGCCTGCTGGCGGCTGGTGATAATAAAACCAAAATTCATTGCCAGTATGATTATTGAAAAGCAATGAGCCAGCCGGAGGATAGTTTGTTGCATTTGCATCGCTAGCAATGTAATCATACCTATCTGTTGCCGCACTAAGTGTGGTCCAGAAAGAAAAGGAGCCATCTCCGGTTTGCCAGTTCATTAGAGCACCGAAAGAAGCTGGCATATTAAATTCGCCAGTACGACCGGCTGAAGAGAAGTCTCCAGCAGTAACCGCTGTAGCTGAATCGCCAGTTACAGATCCCGCAAAGTCACTTGTCAGCAGGAATCTGTCACTTGGCTGTGTTATATTAGACATATTAATCCTCATTTAAATAAATTATAGTTAAGGAACATAACCTACAAACGAGATATTAACTTCTATTTTTTAAATTAATTATTAGTAAAAGACGTTTATGTTTTAAATATTAAACGATGATATCAGCTATGCCTAACTCTACCGCCTCTTCTGCTGATAGGTAAATATTTACTTTTTTATTTAGCATTCTTCTTAGCTTTGCTTCTGTCATATTTGTCTCTTCTGCAAGAGCCCTAATATAAGCTGTTTGGGTATATTTTATTTCTGACATTTCATTTTGAAGATTGTGGAATGATCCGGCAGAGCCGCCTATAACGGAATGAATCATCACTCTGCAATTTTTGCCTATTTTTCTTTGCCCCTTTGTTCCCGCAGCTAGAAGAAGAACTCCTGCCGACATGACCTTGCCTAGACCGTAAGTAATTATATCGCACCTTTCCCTGCAAACTCTCATTACATCGTAAATGGCAAACATATCATCTGCGCTACCGCCTGGAGTTGATATCAAAAATTCCATCGGTAATACCGCCTCTACAACATTAGAGTCTGGATCATCAGGATTTTCGGCAAATCTAATTGTAGCTGTATCTGCCAAATCAATCATCGAAACAACTACGTGAGCAGCCTTAGCCTCTTCCAACTCTCCATATAACCCAAAGATTCTAAGATCTTCATTCTTATCTAGAATAATTTGTTGATCTCCCGCTGGATTCTGATTTTCAGAATCTTCGAGCTTTTTGAATTTGAACATAAGTCATTATCTCCTGATTTATATTAATATAACACTTAAATGTAAAGATATTCTACTCTTTTATAGGTATATTTAAAGAAAATGATTGAAGATAAAATTATAGCTTTATGCAAATGGTTAAACAAAAATGGACATAAAAAGCAATCTTATGAGCTTTTTGACATAGTCAAGAATTCTGGGATAGAAGTTAGTGAGCACCCACTTGCAGCAGCTGTAGCTCTAGAGATTCTTCCTCCCCATGTATTGGAAGCACTTTGTGACAAAGAAGAGGGAAGAAAAGAAGAAGAAGAAGAAGAAGAAGAAGAAGAAGAAGAAGAAGAAGATCCTATAGACGAACTGTTAAAAGAGATTAGAAAAAAAGCTGCAAAAAAGAAGAAAAAGAAAAAAGACAGGACCCCAACTAAGCCTGAGCTGTGGAGCGCCTCTAAAGCTTGGGCTAAAAGAAAGTATGATGTATGGCCAAGTGCTTATGCTGTTGGCGCTGCCCTAAAAAGATACAAGGAAAAAGGTGGCGGTTGGCGTGGTCCAAAGCCAAAGAAGTAGGGCAAAAAATGATTCAACTCAATAGACTTCCTGATCTTTATACTTATCTTTTAAGTCTAGGCTTTAAGAAAGAGGCCGATGCTGTTTTAGCATTAACAAAAACTGCTGTTTTAAAAAGACTAAAAAGAACTACAAGAGGTAAAGGCAAAAGAGATCGCATGGAATGGGCTCTCGTATCAAAGTCTAATCCTAAAAAGATTTTAAAATGGTTTGGGCCAGAAAAGCCTACTAAAAAAGAGGTAGCTAAAGAAGAGCTCAGAGTTCGTACTTTTGGATGATAGTTACTAATATAAAAATTAAAAAAGGAGTTTAAAATGATTAAAGATTTAATTGCTGTCGCAAATTCATTAGATGAAAAAGGCTTAAGGAAAGAGGCTAATGCCTTAGACGAAATACTAAGAAAATTAGCTTCTGATACAAAATACGACAAAGAAGGGTTGGAGCTTCCTTTTGATGAAGCTCTGAGGGAAATAGAGCGGGAGGGCTTGCCTGAGGCCGATGAAGAACTGGAAGCAATGATACGCAAAATAGTTAAGGAAGAAGTAGAGGGGCGACTGATGGCTATAAACCAAGCTTACTTCCAAGAACCCGGGGGAATTGGAGGCTTTCAAGTAGGACCCGAGGGCGGGCGGTCAAGCCTAATTGCAGAAGCGAAAAAGAAGCCTACAGATAAGCAGCTGAAAGCACTAGATCTTGATGGGGATAGCGAGATAACTGGAAAAGATTTTAAACTTCTAAGAAAAAGAAATAAAAAGAGCAAAAAATAAAAATGAAAAAAAAATCTGATTTAGATCGCTGGTTTAAAGAAAAATGGGTAGATATTTCCAAGAAAGATAAGTCTGGAAAGCATCCACCTTGCGGAAGAGCTGATGCCGACAAGGGAAAATACCCGAAGTGCAGGCCCTCAAAAAGAGTTACAAAAGAAACTCCCGTAACCTCAAAAGAACTTTCTAAATCAGAAAAGAAAAAAGCCGTGAAGAAAAAGCGCAAAACAGAAAAGAAAAGATCAAAGCCTGCAGGTGGCGGGTCAAGAAAACCTAAGAGAGCACCCAGCATTAAAAAGAAAAGCCTTTATAAGCTGCTTGATCTTGCTGCTTTCATCAAAAGCGCTGGACTGTCTGAATCGAAAAGTGTATTTGATTTAATCAAGAAGATTGCGAAGGAAATCTGTCCTCCGGCCACTCAGGATATAGATTTAAATACAAAAAATAGAAATCTTACCAGAGATAAGCATAATTATGGCCCGCTAAATCCAGCAGAGCCGAGCGATGACTACTGGAAGGATCTTGCTAAAAAATGGAATGGAACTAAAAAAGAGGCAATGACATCTCGATGCTCAAATTGCGTCGCCTTTGATGTAAGCCCAAGAATGAAAGAATGTATGCCACTGGTCGATGAGGGTCTTGAGGAAAAGTTTGGAAATGATCTACCAGGATTTGATTTAGATAAGGCTAAACTTGAATTCGGATATTGCTGGATGCATCACTTCAAATGCCTGTCAGCAAGAACTTGCGACACTTGGGCTGGCGGCGGACCAATAGATGATGACGAAAAATCATTTGAATGGCAATCAAAAAATAAATTTGAGGAATGATCTGTGGCTGGAATTCATGGCAAATATCTTAAAGTTTTGGCCAAACACCTTGACTCAGCAAACTTAACAAAAGAGTCAAGGGAGGTCTCCAATTTAATGTCAGATTACATTGGGCACGCAAAAAGCTCAAAAGAGAAAAAAGAAATATCTTCTCCAGAAGATGTCTATAACCTCCTAAAAGAAACTCCAAAACCGAACATTTACTTGGACAACCCTATGGGTTCAAAAAAAGGCTTTGGAAATAAAAAGCGTAAACTTCCATTTGATTATGGCGAGTTTTCTAATTGGATTAACCCCGCCGATGGAATGGGTTGGGATATAATTATTCCTCCGTCTAACCGTAATCAAACAAACTTGATCCAGGTTGGTATAGTAAAAGTAAATCCAAATAAAAAAACCTGGAAAGAAAAAGCCAATAAAAAGCCGCCGGTTGGCAACGACAAAATAATCGTTGCCTCTAATGGCGAGATTACAGAAGAAGACAAAAAGATAATAGAAAGCTTCTTTTCTGATATGTGGCAGTTCAAAGAAGTAATCTGGTTTGAATCAGATAAGGATAGTATTGATTTTGCCAAAGATAAAGGAATTACTTTCTTTCGAACAAATTTAGACTATGGAGAAAGAGAGCGTCTTAAACAAAAAAGTAAGAAGAATAAAAATAATATAAAACTTAATGATTAATTGAACAAGGTTATAAGCATCCAGGTCTATTGGAAAACTATTAATTAACAAATATTATTATGCATTCACCCGATAAGTTTGGAGTGTAAATATGACCTGGACATTATACGATACGCCCTGTTTTGCAAGCGCAGAAGGAACTCTTGCTCCCGGCCACGATAATGGATTGGAGGTGATTAAGGATATTACCTGCTTTGTGCCTATGGTTCGAGCGAATCTTGATAAAGAACGTGGTCGATTTATCGTGCTGCTTCCTGATTCGGTAACTTCGGTACCTGAATCATGGATTGCTAAAACGCGAGAAGAAATACAGGAACAGTACGGTGTGGGAAGCGAGTTCGATATGCACCCTATGCCGGGATGGGAGGTATAGATGGCAATGGTTTGGAGTTGGGCCTTCGGAAACGAGGCGCAGACCCAGCTGGAAACAGCGGGATTTGTATTTACTACTGGATCAAATGGAGCGAGCGCATCCCTTGCAGCATCGTCGTCTGACGTTTATACTTACTCGGGTAGCCCAACCAGATACTCGCTTACAGCGGATGTAGATAACACGGGAAATGCTCCGTTCTACCAAATAGCCATGCCTGGAACGGCGATATCCAAGGTTGGTGATTCAGGCATCTTTACAATGGCATATCGAACGGCGAACAACACTGACTGGGACCAGACGTTCATCAAGCGTTTGATGTCTATCGAGACTGCGAACAACTCGAATGCAGCCTTCATCGAGACGGATCCAACGGGTACGGTAAGCCTCTATATCGACAACACTTTTAAGGGTACTTCTGGAGGCAGAGATACATCTAACTGGGGGTTTTACGCCCTTGTATTTGATGTAAGCACAACTACATTCACTGCATCCATTTATGTTGACGGCGTTTTGCAGGTATCCGGATCCGATAGCGCTTCAGCCTCATCGCCGGGTAACATTACTTTGGCAGCATCACAAAGTACGCAGACTGGAGTCGGCGTTTTCGGCTCAGTATGGGGGCAGTTCATCTTATACGATGACCCTGTTGCGGACCTTGCAGATGCGGTCAGTCCCGACAACTTTGTTACGCGAATTGTTCCTAATGCCAACGGCGGAGGAACAGTTGGCACATGGTCTCCAACTGGAGCCGCGAGTAATTGGCAGGCAGTAAACCCGCCTATAGATACAACAACTTATGCGGGTATTGCCTCTCCATCTGCTTTGGATCGACTTGAGGTAGATACGGCGAACGGAACAAATCTTCAAACTCTTCTAGGAATCAATCCAAATTCAATAAAGGGAGCGACAGTTCATAGTATCAGCAACGCTACATCAGGAACTGCAAAAGTCGGCATTCAAGAGGGTGGATCAGAAACCTTATCTACAGCTCAGCCAGTATCGACCAGCGATACATATTTGGCTGAGTCTGTAGCAAATAACCCGTCAACTGGTACGGCATGGGTCGGAGCTGATCAGCCCATTCTAGTCTACGAAATCGATTCGGTGTAACTCATGGCCACTGAAGCGTCAGGGCTATGGTCGACATTTGTGCATTCCGTAGAAGGCCCTTCTGAAGTTAGCGAGCTTTGGTCTACATTTGTCCACAGCGCTGAGGGGCCGGGGGAGCTTGGCGGTCTTTGGTCAACGTTCGTACACACAGTTCCAACGATTACGGCGATCATCAGTAACACGCCTGCCACGGGAACGGTAGGGTCACCCTTCACCTTTATCGGCTCAAGCAGCATAGGCTTATCATACTCATGGACAGTCACGAGCAAGCCAGGAGGCTCTTTTGTTGGAGAGCCTATACCATTCCCTGACAATGGTGCGACCACGCCTGTCAATATGACCGACAATGAAGGGCTTTGGCACTTTGAGGGGAATGCAAACGATACATCCGGTAATGCCCGAAACGGTACAGTGACAGGAGCAGCGCTCGTAACAGGTTACGTCGGGTCGCAGGCTTATCAGTTTGGAACCAGTGACTATATCGACTTTGGTGCGGCCAGCACTTTTCTTTCTGCTCCAGACGACTTCTCGATCTCTATCTGGATCAAGGGTGATGCGGCATGGACTCCTGCTCTCTACGATGCGGTCTTAGGTTTTTCCAACTTTTTCACTTGGAATCAGGGCGTTGGGCTTTATTTCACTAACGCGAACACGCTACGGGTATTTGTGGGGGCTTATAACGGATTCTTCACCGAAGGTACGTTGGGCACTGTAAGCGACTGGAACCACGTTGCAATCACCTACATTGGCGGTACGCTTCGACTCTACATCAATGGAGTAGAAGCATCGAACAATACAGGCGGAAGCACTCTCACTGGGCTGACCGATGTATTGCAAGTGGGCCGACTTGGGACCTACGGGAACCTTGAGGCAACTCTGGATGAATTTGCCATCTGGAGTCGCGGCCTGTCTCCTACAGAAGTTGCCGACATCTACTCCCTCCAAACAGGGCCGGTGACAGATGCCGCCAACTTCACCTTCACGCCAGACCTAAATGGAACGTATGACGTTCAGCTTGAGGTGAGCGGATACGACGGAGGCGGATTCTCAACGGACACGGCGACTGGTACGTTAGTCGTATCTGCAGTAACAGCAGACTCAAGGCTGCAAGGCTTTACCGTGCAGGGCTTTGAGCTTCAGGGAAGCGGCTTTAGTCTTTCGAAAAAATAAATATAAATATATTTAAACTATCTCTTTAGACTTCTCTTTAGGAGATATGCGTTTGTTTCGTGAGAATTTGCGGTTGCCATCAAAAAGTCATCTAGGCCAAGAGTCATCTCATTAGACTTGGTGATACTCTCATAAGCATCTTCCAGGATCTTTTGCATAAACTCCTCGGACTCTAGCCCTCTCTTTATTGGGCATTCGGTCTCTGCCCATTTTTTGCATAGCATGTGAATCTTTTCGGTTTGCTCAACCATGTCAACTCCAGCATCATCCTCAAAGCAAACGAGCTTTTCTGCCAGAGTATCTATCTCGTCTTGAACTGACTCGTATAGCCTCTGGAACATCAGGTGCTCAGAATAAAATGCCATACCACTAGATGTCCAATGGGATGTCTGGTAGCTTATATATTGGGCACGTAGCGATGCAAGAACGTTGCCAAGATGCTCCTTTAGGCCGCCACCTCTTATTGAGCCTTCTTCTTCCTCTTCTTCTTGAGCCATCTTTAGCATTGATGATTTTCTTGATATTAATTTTTTCATGTTTTGATCCACCTATTAATAAATAAGATATTAGTATGCGCTTTGGTAAAAAAGACATTTATTTGATGCTGGCCACTCTAAATCTCTGCCTGCTATTTGTAAGCTTTTCTTTAGAGTCACTAGATATGGCTATATTAAATATGTTATCAATAGCCTGTTTTCTTATAGCGTATGATGCAGAAAATAGAAAGTCTTAATAAATTTTTTATTTACCAAAAAGATTGAGTTGCCCAGATGGTCTTCGGGGCTTTGCCTTATCTATATCATCATAGAGCAAGGACTTCATTCCTTCTGGACGACCTGTTGGCTCTTCCGGCTCCGGCACCCTTGCCCCGTCGTCTTTTCTGGCTTTGCTTAACTCAAGCGATCTCTTCCATTTCGCAAATATGGCCTCTTTGTTTGATTCTTTATTAAACATAGAATTTGCAAGAATGCTTTTAAACCTGATATCGTGTCTATCATCTATTTTGTTTTATAGAAGGAATCTCGAAGCCAACTACGAAATTCCCGTGGGTAAGGTTTTCCGGAAGAAGCTGCTTTGAGTAGCTCAGTCAATTTATCCAAACGACTAGACATGGTTAGTTTAATCTTGTCATAGCAGATAACAAGTGTTCGTAAATGCCTATTTCTTTTTTTATTGCAGATAGAATAACTTCTTTTTTATCTGAATTATTTTCTTTATTTGCTTTTTCAATCATCCCTTTTATTTCTTCTTTTTTGTCATTCAACCTTTTTGCAAGACTGCCTTTATCACTATCCTTTCTTTTTTCATCATAATACTCAATTATATCATCTAATAAAAAGCTTTCATTTAAAAGAGGAATGTAGCTTAGAAAAAGCTCTGAAAAATACTCTAAATTATCATCTTTTTTATACTGTTTATATTGTTCTTTTAAAAATTCATTATCATTTTCATAGTCAGCATATATATTTTTTAATAATTCAGAATAATCTAGATCTAACAAAGTTTTTAATTTCTTTAATTTTTCTGCATCTCCATATTCAGACATTTCAATATAAAGCTCAACAGGTTTAATATAACGATTAAAAGCAATAATCATTGATGACTTTATATCTGCGGAAAGATCCAAAAGTTCTTCTTCTGACATAAAGGATAGTAAATCAAATAAACTAATGCTTCCTGCTGGTCCCGGGTCATATCCAGGCTCTTCTATTGCTCTTTCTCTATCTAGTTTTTCAATTATAGACTCTCTTCTGTTTTCTTCCAAAAGCTCATTAAAAGCTTCTTCCATAAGGTCTCTTTGATCGCTAGAATCTAAAACACTTAAGTTATTTTTGTCAGATTGTCTTTCATCACCTAAGAAGAGAGTATCACCTCCAGATAATCGTTCGTTACGAAGATATTCTCTAACTTTTCTTTTGTAACGTTCTTCTAGCCGCTCTTGATCTGGAGCATGACTTAGCCTTTCCTTTATAGCCTCATACATAGCTGGCTCTGTATACATAAGCTCTTGACCTTCTTCGGTCTCTCTAACAAATCTCTCAAGATCGGAGTTGGATCTTAAATTTCTGTCTCTTATAGTATCGAAAACATATTTTTTAAAGAAAGCTTCATTTATACCTTCTGATTCTACTTTTTTCAAAACCCATTCAACTTTAGATTTAAGATCCTGTGGATAACTCCATAATTCCTCATCATCAAAACTAACTGCATTTGGACCTTTAGGTTCAGGGGGTTGATTAAAGTTTATTTGAGGATAAGTTTTCTCAAGATTATCCATTGCGTTTTGAGCTGCATTACGCTCACCATCAGTGGTAGCTCCGTCCCTTAGCGCTTTCACCTTATTATATTTTTCTATTAATTTTTTTCGAGAAATCTTTTCTGAAGATAATTTTATTAAGCCAAAAACATTTATAGCTTCTTTTTCTAAATTATTATTAAATAAATAAGAAAATAAATTAAAGATTTTATTATACATCTTTACTTCCTTCAGATGCTTTCTTTAAAAGTTTACTTAATCGATCTAATCGACTAGATTTAGTTAGATTTATTCTATCATTTACTACAGACCAATCAATTATTCGCCATATATTTTTTAGGTACTTTGATTTGTCACTCTGATAATCAAGAGCCCAGGCGTGTTCCCACCAGTCAACGAGAAGAACAATGTCTCTTTTAATCTGATGATTTTTTATTGTTTTGATTTTTCCATCTTTGGCCAAGTAAACCCAACCGGACCCTTGGATAGACATGGCAACTTTTGTAAATTCTTCTTTAAAAGAATCAAATGAACCAAAGTTATCTTCTATTAGCTCTAGGCTGGATCCGACTGGTTTGTTTGCACCCTTCGGCGGCTTTAGCTGAGGAAAAAATAAATTATGCAAGAAGGCTCCGGCTTCGTTAAAGCCAGAGTCTCCCTCTTCTGCGTTGAAGCGCTTTACATAGCCCGCAGCAAGCTTATCCCTGTGATACTTAAGGGTATCTTCTGACATAACTGGCGCTAAATCAGAATAGTTATAATTTATTTTTTCCAGAGTTAGTTTCATGCTCTCTTCAGCATCCTAGGGTAGGCGTCAACTATGCCGCTTATTTCAAATTCATCGACAGGGTTATATTCTCTAGATATTAAATCATTACTATATTTTGCACCAACCGATTTATCATGAGTTATTGTTACATGTGGTTTGCTTTCACCCAAATAGGGTATCTCTGGCGGCAAGGAAACAATTGCAGCTTGGCCCTTGTCGTCTTCGGCATAACCCACTACAGTTGCAGAAACCTTTTGTCCAATTAAATTAATCCACTCAGGAGATTCCATCATTTCGATGGTTGGCGCAAATGCCAGCGTAACATGATCATTTTTTATTTCATCATGTTTAAGTGAGAAGTTTTCAATTATCTTTGATTTACTAGATGAGTCCAAAAATATTCCAATATAAGTAGGCTTCTTTTTTGCCTCAACTTTAGAGAACGAATATTCATCACATAAGGGCTTCATAGCACTGGTGTTTACGGTTGTTATCTCAACCTTTTTGCCCATTTTTTCAAAAATTCTCTTAAAGTGCTGAAGGTGGCTCGGTCTATCATCCCAGATCTTAACCTTTTTGATGGTGGGATATTTGTTTAAATAACCTATAGCAGTTTTAAGCTTTCCTGCCATAGTGTTCTTGACGGTGCTAAGGTGAACTTCATCAAAATTAAGGCCGGCTTGCTGCAAAAGATCTGGCACACGATAACGAAACGCAGTAGGCTTTTCCTTACCCTTTTTTCCGACTACCTCTTTTCGGCCTGTCATCATAATTGCCCAAACATTTGGGTTAGAAATAGATTTCTTTGCGGAATCTACAGTTGATGATATCCACCACTCCTGCCCCGGATCAGATGGGACACAGGGTGGCGTTAGGCTTGCCGGATCACTCCACCAATCCCCGTCCCATACAGCAGGGCTCTGAGGGCTTCTAAAAAGAGTGCCATCGAAATCATATATATGCAACTCGTCATCCGCAGGCTCAGCCTGAGCGGACTTTAGAATAAAGCCTATAGCCTTAGACTCTTTTTTAAATCCCATTTTTTCAAGAGATTTCTTTAAAATTTTTAAGGCTATCTTCATTATGCCTCCAAAGAAACCTGGATTACTCAACTTCGGTGAGGTTAAACTTGTACTTCTTACCGGTGTTGCGGTTAATTAGGAATAGATCTTCTGCGCCCTCCTGAATCGACCAATGGCCACTGGTCCCATCTACTTCATTCTGACGGCCTGCGTTATTAAGGTTGATGTCGCCAACCAAAAGGTTTGGCGTTTTGATCTGATCGCCCTCTGCTTTAATCCAAGTGTCTCCAATGTACATTGAATTGCTAGACAGATAGAAGTGACGAACTTTATATTCTGCACTGCCAATATCAAATTGAGCATTAGCGCTAGGAATAATGTGGCCGCTTGTATCATTCCACTGTGTGAACTGCTTAATTGGAGCAACCTGAACATCTACGGGGCTTGGATTGCCTGCCTGTACAAGCGTATCTCTCTGGTTTGTACCGTCGCTTACGTCCCCATCAATCATTACCGCATTAGCCCTTGGGAAAACAAAGAGAGAATCACCTGCGTTAGAAACCTGGAAATAGACGGCCTGATTCGTATCCCAGGCAAAGCCTGTTCCATCCTCCATTAACGTACCAGAGGTAAAGCTCTGGTGAGATACCCATGTATCATTTTCATCATAAAACCAAATGGTATAAGGCGCGGTGGAAAAAACATAAAAGCCAACCTGGCTTATCGCAGGCTGAATGCCTATCGCTCCAGTGGGTGCTGCAGTTCCAATAAGGCCAGCGTCTGTGCCCTCGGTAATTTTTAATTTTGAATTTAAAGTAGTCAAGATAATCTCCTAGATTTTTATTATTATATTTTACCTATATGTAGGTTAAAGTGACGTTAGATTTGCACGGAAAAACGCATTCAGATGCCAAGTTAGCTATAGAATTTTTCTTAAATGATGCAGACTACCCGGTCTACATAATAACCGGAAATAGTAATAGCATGAAGAAGATTTTAGAAAAAGAGATTAGAAAGAGAGGCCTTTACGCTTATTATCTGAACCCAAACAATCTGGGGAAAATATTTATTTCGGATAAGCAGCTCTAGAGCCTATCAAAATAAAACTTTAATATGCATCTTTTTGCCAAATCAGTAGATAGATTGCTTATTTTTATTTCGGGCATCGATCGTTCCGGCGCGATATAGAGGACGCCGTTTGGACAATCCATTATTCCTGGACTGAGCTGGGAAAAGAATACTCCCTCTTCTTTTGATGAATTAGATATAAATAAGCACCAATTAATTGGCCTCCTGGCCTCTATTGGCTCTGGGATAAATCCTAGATCTTTAAAAAAATATCTAGTCATGCTCATATTTTACTTATGCTACTCATTCTTTTTCGTTTAATCTGAGATTTAAGCTTTGATATTCTTCAAACTCAGCTATTGCATCTTCTATCGAAGCAGCTTTATTTCCAGGCGGCCTAAACCCAAGCTTCCAAAATAGAGCTAGTGAGCCTAGATTGCTTACTTGTGCCGAAATTTCATCTGACCCATAATGTGAAATAACAGCTTCTATTAGCCTAGAGCCTATTCCCTCTCTTCTTCTGTTTTCACTTACAAAAAAGTTAGAGACAGAATGAGCCCCTTGCGCCCACTCGCTATTTTCGGATATATCTACATAAGCTGATCCATCAGAATTGTCTAGAGAAAACCTTATGTGGTCGTCATGCTCACTTCTTTTGACATCATCTTCAGAGAGCTTTATTATATTATTTAAGTAAATAGATTCTTTTTCAAAACCTTTTTCCAGAAAAGCAGCTAATGCCTCTAGCTTTTTTAAAATTTCATCTTCTGAACTTTCGCTTATATCACCAAGTATGTCTTCAGAAGATCTAGGGAACAATTCCTGCTGAGGATTCTGCTTTTCTTTTTTTATATATTGCTCTATTAGCCACTTTTTATATCCATGAGTATTTTTTCGCTTTAAGGGATATGCTCCTTTTCTCTTTATGTATCTTAAAAGCTTTTTTCCGGTTAGAATGATGTCTGCAGGTGCGCCTTCTGTAGAGAACCAATCTTCTGGCTCTACTGCAATTAGAGGGTTTTTCGTTTCATACTCTATATCTTCTCGCATATAGTGCCATGCATCTTCGTCAGCTGGTCTTTTTTGAAAATACTCTTCGCCATCTTTTATTATAACAATCATCCCGTGGTTTACAATGTCGTCCTCAGTTATATCCCATGTAGACTTTCTTATCTTGTAAGAGATATGCTGCATCATAGCGTAAGTAGCCATATCAAGCCTGGATTTGTCTGCTGCAAAAACAAGGCCATGGTCATCCATGCTCTCCTCTTCCCAGTCAAGACCTGTTCCGTGGAGAATCTCTTCTACCCATCGTCCGACTTGCGGCTCTAAACCATATCTTTCTATGGAATCTTTATTGTCAACTATAGTGCCGTGATAAAGTGTGTAAGATAGCTTTATCATAGCCTACCACCACGTATATTTTTTCTTTGCACCGGTAAGATGCGGATATCTGCCGATTCTACAGGACCAATATCTTGGAGTGCAACGATCATTTGCGGTTTTGCACTTATGTCTTGCCACAAATGACTTTCTTCTATCTGGCTCAGATATTCTTAGAGGCATATCGGGAGAGCCAAAGGAAATCTTTTTAACTTTTCCGCCGCACTTTACATAAACATAAAACTTTTTAGAGCCACCGCGTTTTGGTTTTCCAAGTGGCGGATCCTTTTTCTTCTTTTTGGCAGCAGTCTTATCTTCAATTGGCTCGTCTAAAAATGGAACGTCAAGAAGAACTTCTTTCCCGTTATATTCGGCGGTCTTGCCCAGATCAGAAGATAGAATATCAACATCTTCTTCGCAAAACTTCATCATTCCGGATAGCCAGTGTTCTCTTGCCTCAGTTATAAGCTCGAAATAAGCTGTGGATCCGAAACGGTAGATGCTGTCGGATATTGGGATTTGAGCTTCGACATGATGCTTTAACCCGGCATTTTTTATAATTGATGCGGATTTCACCATAGGAGCCTTTGTTATCCTTGTGTAATTCGCTATTTTTTCTAATCTGCTCATTTTAACTTTACAACCTTTATAACTAAATCAGATGTTCCTCTTATTAGTCTATGCCATGTATTTTTTGGAATAAAAATATCTTTATCTTTAGAGATTTTAAATGGCAGCTCATTGTCTTTTTGAAAAAGCCATTCTTCACCTGATATTAGGTGAACCAATCGATCCTCTTTATCCTTATGCCAGTAAAGGTCATCGGCCATAAGATCTTTTGAGAACTTTCTTATAAATAAATTTTTATTTATCTTTTCTTCTTTAAATGGTAGCATGCGAAACTCGCACTATTTAGCTCTTCAAGACTTTTGAGCTACTTCGGGGTCATCAGAGTCACCTTCACCCTCTAAAAGTTTCATAGCGCCCTCTGAGGCTATCTTCTGCAAAAGGTGATCGATAATATCTGCGTCTTTCTGCAGACCCAAACGATCAAGCTTATCTGATAGTAAAACCAACTCTTTCTTTAAATTCATTTTATTCTCCAGAATTATTTGAACTTTTTTCTATCGCCGTATCTAGCGATTCCCAGTCTATGTAATAATAAGGCGATACCCATATTAAATTATCAATTAATGACATTATACCAAAAGGCGAATCAACACTTATAGCGAATAATATGCCTATAAATTCACCCTTTTCAGAAAATACAGAAGCCCCAGACGACCCCTTCCAAGCAACTGAGTTAAGTATAATCAGCCCTTGCTCAAATCCTGCAATTCTTCCTTCGGATGTTAGTATGCTGTGACCCGCCGGATAGCTTGAGAAAAATACATTTAGATCAACAAGATTATCTTCCTTGTAATTTTTCATTTTAAAAGGTACAGGCTTTATTCTCATGAAATCCCTTATCTCTAACACTGAGAAATCTAGAGTCTCATCGGAATAAATAACTTTACCCTCTCTGGTTTCTCCAAATATATTTTCAATAAGATAAAGGTGGCCGTCTTCCATGGTGGTTACGTGAGCTGCAGTAAATACAACAGTTTTATTTTTGTATTTAAATACAGTGCCAGTGCCATGAGCAATGCTGCCTAGGTGAATTTTTACGGTAGCTTCCCTGATCTTTTTTTCGACGCTGCTGAGCTTTGCCTTTTCGGCTTTATAGCTTACCTTATCCTGGCTCGTAGACTGACTATTGTTCGACGAATTGACTACTGCTAGCATTATAGCGCAGACAAACAATATTATCAAAATAATCCTTTCAGTCAGGTGAGGCATGTTACTCAGCTACCTTCATGAACCATGCTGCAAGGCCCATTAAGAACTGAACGGAGATGAAGACCCCGATTGCTTTGGTCTTAAATGCTTTTAGATCAGATACCGTATCAATAAGCTCTTTTAGCTGAGTGGGTGATGCCACCTCGTCAACTTTGCCCTTCCACTCCCTTAGTTCATTGACCCTATCTTCTTTGGCCTTAATCTCTGTTATATCAGACTTTAGCCCTTGGATCTGATTGTTTAAATTATCTATACTATCAGACAAAGATTCCAATTCCTTTAGGACAAGCTTGGAATATTCATTCCATCCATTTTGATTTATTCCAGCCATTTTTAAACCCTTTTGCATCCTCTTTCGTTAATAATCCCTGCAACTTCGTTTAAAGATGAGCTTATATCTTTCAGCTTATCTCCAAGACTATCTTCAGAAGAAATAAGCTCTTTTAATGCGCTATTGGCCTTTTCCACTTTTTCCAAAACAATCCAAAGCGTTTTTGCATTAACTTTTAGCTGAAGATCTCTATCATTTAGCTCATCACATAGTGTTTTAATTTTATCTATATTTGATTTAGAACGCATTTTAATTCCAATTTTATATTTAATATTATTAATGAACTAACATTCTCAATCTTAATTTAAATAAAACTAACATCCCCAGGTAGAATATGAAATCAATATTTCTGATCCAGAATCAGGAGGGCTGCTAAATATAACAGAATTAGTTGATTCTTCGTAATACCAGTCATTTGAAAGTATACCGTTTACATAGACAAGTATGGACTCCTCAATTGCAATTGAGGATACCTCAAATCTCCCAGGCAGCACAGACCGCCTGGCGACACGGTCTAGATCTAGCCCCCAGTTATTTGAGCAGATAGATATAAACGACCCTCCAAGATTCATAACAACATCGTAATAGCCTTCTCCAAAGTTCGCTCGACCGTTTCCGGAACAGCCGCTAGGATAATCTCCCGCAACCGCGTGTGCGGCGATAAGATCATTTGAAGTTTTCATGCCAAGCAGGTGGTAGGAAAGCTCAAGGGGAGTAACTAAGGCTGTAAAGTCAGGCTCATCCGATATAAATATCACAACAAATCTTGCATCTGTTCTAAGGAAAGAGCTTCCAACGCCAGCATCTGCAAAAGGCTGTGTAGCGTCATAAGCCTGCTGAATGCCCTGCTCTGTAACGCTGCCGCTTGTTCCGATCGAGCTGATTAGGTTCGTAGCATATCGCGTAGGATTAGGAAAGGAGCTATCAACGTACACCTTTCCGACGAACTCTGGATCATCCGTTGTTATAAAAGCTATTCTGTAATCTGCTCCAGCGGAGGAGAATACGTTTATAAAAGAAGAAAAGTTATCAATTAGATTGTCTTGGTTAAAGCCCATTGAGCATGAGTTGTCTACAACAAATAGCATATCAACATCAAGAATATGATCTTGATAAAACATCTCTGTAATAGGAGGCCCTAGCTCGCCATCCCCCTCCTGTTTGGCCATTGCAATTGGGGTAATCGGATCATTAGAATGAAAGCTTATGAATCCAGAATCCTCAAGAAGATCGGAAGGTATATATCCAAGACTTAATTCGAAAGATTCATTCGGCTCAAGAACGATAGGGAGGCTTCTGATGTGATCCTGAAAATCTTTGATATCAAAGTCGGCAGGAACTGTTGACATAAATTCTATATCTGTTATTTCGAGATTTATATCACCTATATTCTCAACATTTATTATTAAATCATCTTCGCAACCAAGCTCTACCGGATCAAAGCTAAATTTATCTGGAGTTATTTTTATTATTGGCGCACTCCCAGCCCCGACCAGATCTACCACAACCTCCGGCTCATCCTGATCGTTTGATTCGATTATTATTGAGGCACTGTTTGATTCAAAAAATCTTGGCCTGTATCTTGCCAGTATTGTCAGCTCTTCGCCAGGCTCAATGTCGGCGGAGGATGGTGCTTTAATTAAAAATGTGTTAGAAATATCACTTAAATTTATGCTATTAATATTTAATGTATCATCACCAGTATTCTTTATTAAAATATTAACATCAGAGTGTTCATTTACAATAACTTTTCTGAAGTTGTGATCATAAGGATCTACTTCTATCTCCGGATATTTAACATTTCTAATTTCATACTCGCTACACCCTGCAATAACGAGAAACAAAAAATAAATATATTTTAGCATAAGATAATCCTTTTATTTTATTCAAAATTAAACGGCTATCATATATAGCCAAAATATTAATTGTTTTAAGTTTAAAACTAATAATAAAGAACTATATAATGGAGAATCCAAAATGGCAGTTACAATTAACAGACTCTTAGGCGACGGCGCGCAATTTGCGGCAGTTGAGTTTTGCTCAACCGGCGGAGCTGGCGGAGAAACCGGTACAATTATCGACATAGGGACTCTTTCTGGAGCAAACGGCTCTGGCGACGAGAGAGTGCGCATCAAAAGCATAGAGGCTTTGGTTACAGCTTATTCTCCCGCAGCAGGATATTGCCACCTGGCTTGGGGTGGTTCCGGAGATGTCTTCTGCACACTACCCGTTGGCCATTCTCAGGTTCAAATGCACCTTGAGCCAACCAGCGGGTTCACCGGAAATATAGAGTACGATCTATCCCCAGATGTTTCTGTAACGCTTAGAATAAAGATGGAGAAGCTTCACGGCTTCCCGGATACAGCCGCTAGATTCTCATCAGGGATTTAATCAAGCGCTTTACTATTGCCTAATTCCACGAACCGTTATGTGGTAGTGATCCCCTTCCCATAGGCGGCGGAAATCAGCGTACTGCTCGGCCCTATCTAGCAGCTTATTGAAGTCAGACTTTGATGCTCTAGATATATCAATAGATACTCCGCCCCTATGCTCAGAAGCAGGCCAGCTTTCTTCTATTATATACTCTACATCTTTTATCTTTTGATCTCTATCTTTTTCGGCAGAAGAGAATACCGCGACTATTTCATCGATCCTTGGAAATTTGCGGTAGAGCCTTGAGAGATAGTTGTTTGCCCGGTAACTTCCGATGCCTCTAGACTCGTAGTTATTGTACATAATTCTTGCCTGATTATAACTCGTCCTGAACGCGCTGCTCAAGAAAAACGCCATTCCAAGCTCTCCTGCAATTTGATCTAAAATAGATACAAATCTTTTTACATCGTCAGTGGTCGAATCCAAATCGACGTTCGATCCTATCGTTATGTTGGATAGCTCAGATATATCCCTAGGCCCAATAGGCTTGGAGCCTTCTTCTCCCTTCCTCTTTGAGGGCGCCATCTTCTTTGCCGGCTTGGTGAAGTCAATTCCGGATAACGCGACATACGTTCTCTTGTCCAGCGTACCGGTTGGAGGCAGAGAATTGCTGGTCTGAAAAGACTTTATTGCAGCAATAAGCTCTTCATCAGATGCGGATTTGGACTCGATATGATTATTTAAAATCAAATAGCCTACCACCATCTTCTTGCTGCCCTTAGAGAGGTCTCCTATATTTACAATGGCATTCGGATCATCGCGAAAGATATCATCTGCATCCATTCTCTTGTAGACGCCCCTTTGCATTGAATTGCTTATATTTATCAGAAGTTCTTGTACCTCAGGATCATCGCCTAGGCCTGGGCTTGCTTTGTTTATTGCCTTTACGGCCCTCTCCACATAGGTGCTTTTTCTAAAAGAGCCAAAAATCGGAAGAACGATTAGTGCAACTTTTCTCCATACATCTGGGCCAATCTTAGCCTTGAGTTTGTCTAGATCAGGATTCGTCGATGCAAATTTGTTAAAAGTTATTATCTTAGATAATCGTCCAAGAGAGCGCTTGTTCGTATCTGAATTAAGGCTGTACCCCATTTCTTTTAGCCTTTTTTTTACGGCATCCTGGGGTTCTGCGGCTCTCTCCCACCTTCTTCTTTCCTCTGGACTAAGCTCACTGACTGAAGAGAGGCCCATGTCTGCCATTAAAGTTCTTAGATATTTTTTTCTTTCGGACATCTTGTGTTCCTTGTTATTTTTTGGCATATTCTTTTTCCAGACTGAGGATTAGAGCGCCCACCTTTCTTGAGAAATCTTTGAACAAAAAATTATTATCAAATTTATTTTTGTTATTCTCCTTGAGCAATAATTTTACTTCTGATCTCAATTTTAAAAGCTCTTTATTCTTTTTTCTTTTATCTTTGATTTTGCTTGTTATAGTCAGCCTTCTTTCTAATAAAGAAAATTTATTGGATAAATCTTTTTTTGCCCAATAATCGTCGCTCATAACGGCCGCCTTTGTTTGCTCTTTAAATTTATTTATTAATATATTGTAAAATTATAAAGGGGGTCGCCACTGTGCTGCAAGAAAATACAATCAGAGACATGCACCAGAAAGTCATACCTTACGAAGATTTTATAAATAAGATTAAAGACCTAAAGAAAGAAGGGTTAGACTTATATATAGGAACAGACTCCCAAGTTTTAGGAAAAAAGATATCGGTAGTCACCTGTATTTGCTTGTATAAAAATGGCGTAGCTAAAAGCAAAATATTTTACATAAAAGAAAAGCTCAGCACTGAAAGATATGCTACACTTAGGTCCAGAATGATCCTTGAGGCTTATAGAAGCCTGGAAGTTGCCCTAGAGATGGATCAGCTTGTCGGCGGAAAGTTAACAGTGCATCTTGACATCGGATCTGATATAGCTAAAAGTCAGACTGCAAAATTTCAGAATGAATTACAATTTTTATTTAAATCTCAGGGATTCGGCTGCGAGATTAAGCCGAACAGTTGGGCTAGCAGCTCTATTGCAGATAGATTTACAAAGAGCTAAATGCCCGACACTTCTCCAATGGCATCTTCAACAGAGTTAGCTTCAAGGGCAACTGTAATGCTGTGTATTCTTAGCTTAATGGGCCCGCTTCCGGCTCCACTTATCTGCCTCATAACAAGTTTTATATAATCCTGATTCCCTGGAGCAAGAGATACGGTATGAGTAGAATCTATATTAAATGTAAAAATCCTAATAGGAGTCCAAGACGGAGGGTCTGGGGATAAATCTTCTATAGTATTTGTATCTGATCCAATTGAAGAAAAGGATGAAGTTGAGATCCCCAATATTGTTGTAGCTTTTTGAATATCAATTTCGACATCTCCCTCGTAATTTGAAAAAGAATTAACCTCAACAGCAAGATAGACCTTTGAGATTTTAGAACCGCTTTTAAGCCACGGTGTTATATTTATAAAAAACTCCCATGAATCTAGAGAGTAATCGCCAACTTCGACTAGAGGCCATTTAGAAAGAGTGTCTGAGTCCGACACCCATGTTGCAGATTGATCAGATTCAGTGAGGTTTGCATCTTGATAAATGTTGTAAGTTGGTATGGAGGTTACTATATACTTCTCTTCACTGTATATGTAGCTATCTGCAGTTACTGTTGTTCCCGCTGTTATGCTGCCATCCGCAATTATGTTGCCATCGGCCGTTATGCTTCCAGAGGCAGCTATATCTTCTGCGCTTAAGTCTCCGAGTATTGATATATCGCCGCTTATATCACCGCCGCTAATACCACCAGATATTGACCCGCTTACCGTTAGGTCTCCGGATACAGTAACATTACCTCCCGTAGAAATCGAAAAGTTTGAAGAATCGATAATAAGTTCGCCGCTTGCGGAAGATAGCTCTATGTTCCCGCTTGCAGATAGCCTTAGCTTCTTGTCGGACGAGGCAATAAGCTCCGGATTAAGTCCGACAATTATCTGGTGGGATCCATAATATCTATCATGAGACATCTAGAGGCCTCTCTTCCTTCTTTCCTTCTTTAAAAACTTATTAATCTTTCTTGTGTATATATTTCTCTTAAGCCTAGAAACGGTATCTAGAATGGTAACCCCATTAAGGTGGTCGATTTCATGCTGAATTATTCTTGCCGCCAAGCCCTCAAAGCTTTCCTCTCTAGAGGCACCGCTTGCATCTCTAAATTCGACAACTAGTGACTCAGGGCGCTTTACTTTAAAGATATTTAGAGGGAAAGACAGACAGCCCTCCTCCATATCAACTTCATCGGAAGAAAGCTCTTTTATTACGGGGTTAATCATTACAATTTCCTCCCCGTTTGCATCGCCTACAAGAATTCTTTTGTGGAATCCTATCTGAACAGCGGATAGCCCGACACCGCCAAGGTTCCTCATAACTCTGAGCATCAGAGTGCAAAAAGCCTCCATCTCTTCGCCGAATTCGTCTTCCTCGACTATATCAGATACTTTTTTCAGTGATTTATTTGGTCCTAGAATTAAATTCATTAGTTTTCTCCGCGTTGTTCTCTAGATTTTACGATTTTTTTGCACGTACTGGAAGCAGTTGTTTGAAATAAAAATGGAAAAAAAGCATGAACAAAGCATGCTGCGGTTGCCAGCGCTAACGAGCAGGAATAAGCGATAGCCTGCCTCATATGGCCTATATAAGTTTCTCCATTTTTACTTGGATGTTCCAAAAATTTTAAAATAATTTTTTTATAAAGCTTCATTCTGATAAACCAGTCATGTTAAAAGAAAAACCAAGAGCGATCAGCCTTCTTTTTGAGAAGTTACTCTTTGTATTTTTCCAATCTTCATAAAGAGATATAATATTATTAGTTATCGAACAATTTTTTACGCCATATAACACATCTGAATAATCAGACATATTATTGGCCAACTCCCTATAGGTCGGATTCTGGCTCATCTGGTAGCATAGATCAAATGCTGAGGATCCCACCTCTAGATAGTAATCCCTGCTCATGACCTTTGACTGAGTTCCAATAAATAGACCCGTCTTTACAAGGCAGGCATCTCCCGCTTTTTTTAACTCTGAAAGCCTGCCGCTATTTGACATAAGAAAAGAATTTAGATACACTTCTGCTATATAAAGATTTTTATCGACTATATTCCTGTTTCCATAAAGGGTATCTGAAACTAATTCTGCAAGATACTCTTCTATGCTGTGCGGTAAGGTAAAGCCTTGGGCGGAAGCTGATCTAACAACTTCTTCTTTTAGTAGCTGCATTAGATTATCTTCTTTAACTTCCTTCATTTCTCATTATAGGAAATAATTAATATTTGTCATTTATTTTTGCTCTAACGTTTTTAGAATATTCTTGCACTTTGGATAAGCAGAGCATCCGAAAAACTTTCCGTACCTTCCTTTTCTCTCAAGCATTGTTCCCTTTTTGCACTTTGGACATTTATGCCCAGTATCCTTTGCGGGAGGCTTTTTGCTTTCTACCGGAATGCCGTCCTCACCTATGGCTGCGCTAAATTTGCAAACAGGATAAGCTTTGCATCCATAAAACTCTCCATTTCTGCCCTTTCTTTTAACTAAGATGTTCGAACACTTCGGACATTTATGGCCAGTTTCAACGCTTACTTTTGTAGATGACTTTCCATCTATAGACAGGGTTCCGTCGCAATTAGGCCAATCAGAGCAGCCGAGGAAGGCTCCATGCTTTGATATTTTCTTGACCATCTTTGATGAGCATTTGGGGCACTTATGATCGACGATAAAGGTGTCTGGCAAAGAAGACTGATTTGCAGTATTTATTTGAGAATCTAAGTCGACGTTAAATGATGATAATGTTTTTTTATAATCCTTATTGCCTGCGGCAATGTCATCAAGATTTGATTCCATTTCCGATGTAAACTTCTTATCTACAATACGGGGAAAATAAGCCGAAAGATAATCAGAAACCATTATCCCAATATCTGTAGCAGATAAGGACTTTTTGACTCTAGATATGTACTTACGATTAATTAGAGTATCCAGAATTGAAGCGTAAGTGCTCGGTCTGCCAACCCCCTCTTTTTCCAGCAGCTTGATAATTGATGCGTCAGAGAATCGGTTGGGCGGTTTTGTGAAATTCTGCTGCCCAACAACGTCCTCCCACGGAACAGCATCTCCAACGCTCAAGGCAGGAAGGATTACGTCATCTTTTATTTCGCCATAAACCTTTAAGAATCCGTCAAAGACGAGTGTGCTACCGTTCTTCTTGAACCCATAGTCGGCTTTTCCGTTATACTCAAGCTTTAGAGAAACTTGATCAAACTGAGCTGATGCCATCTGGCTTGCAGTAAATCTTGCATCAATTAACTTTAATAGCTTCTTTTCATCACTTGATACCGGATCAACGGGGGAATCGTAAGTTGGCCGAATGGCTTCGTGAGCGTCCTGCGCACCTCCACTTGGGCCATAGCTGATGGTTGATGGCGATAGATAATTTTTACCATACTTCTTTTCTATCTTTTTCCTTAAGTCAGCGACCTTGGCTGGATCAGTTCTCGTACTATCAGTACGATGATAGGTAATCATACCCTGGCTGAATAGATTTTGCGCAACTGACATCGTCTTTTTTGCGCCCCAGCCAAATGCATTCGACGCGGCTTGCTGCAGCGTAGAGGTGATGAAGGGAGGGTAGGGTTTTCTGGTCCTGCTCTTTGTTTGGTATTCGGAAACAATAAGATCTTTCTTTCCGGAAGTCATATCCTTTAGGATTTTATCTGCATCTGCCTTCGTCTTTGGAACATAGGAGTTTCCGTTTAGCGCAAAAAAGTCTGCGCAAAAGTCCTTCTTTGTTTTTACCTCGATTGTCCAATACTCTTCCGGCTTAAATGCACTTATTTCCTTTTCGCGATCTGATATAATCTTAAGAGCTACTGACTGAACCCTTCCGGCGCTAGTGCCGCGAAGTCCTTTTGTCCACATTATTGGACTTACCTTAAAGCCAACGAGGCGATCCGTTATTCTGCGGGCCTGCTGCGCATTATAAAGGTTGTCATCTAGCTTTCCAGGGTTTTTTAAGGCCTTCTTGACAGCGTCTTTGGTAATTGCATTGAACTTAATGCGATGAATGTTTGTGCAAGTTTTTGGCAGGATGCTCGCAATGTGAAAAGCAATTGCCTCGCCCTCTCTATCTGGGTCAGTCGCAATATATATGGTGTCGTGCTTTTTCGCCTCTTCCTTGATCGAGCGGACAACATCTTTTTTATCAGAGTTAACCTTATAGGTGGCCTCAAATGACTCTACATTAATCCCAAGATTCTTTTTTGACAGATCCATTATATGGCCGACCGATGCCATAATAGTGTAGTTGGACCCCAGGATCTTACGCAGTTTTGATATCTTGTTTGGCGATTCGATTAGAACCAGCGGCATGTTGTCTCCTATCGAAAAAAATAATAGCCATGGCCCTTGGCTTTGACAACCTTTTTTGACCATGGCTAAATTTTATTGCGCTTAAATAAGCCCGTTAATCATCATCCTCTATGATCGATAAGAGTGTATCTCGATCCTTTGGATCGACAAATGGAATGGCCTCCCTCATCGTCATAAAGAAATTGCTATTATTAAAATATTTTAACAAGATATATTCGACGAACATTTTTGACTCTATATCTTGTTGCTTTTGGCATTGTGCTATAACATCTATAAAAGTAAGGTTCATATAGCCCTCCTATGAGGTTTACCCCTCAATGTAATGCACAAATATTAGCCGCACTCTTTAATGTGCCGTTTTAATCAGTGCTTCCAAAGCCGCCATCTCCCCGATCTGTGTCGGAAGTTTCTTCTAGTACAAAGTCGCAATTATTTCTTTTTCTCAAGATAGCCTGGAACATCTTTGGTTTTTCTCTGAGAATGAGATTGGCAACGGCCGTCATTGTTTGGGGTCGAGAACCAAAAATGCTGACCAAGCCTCCAGCATAGCTGTCTGAAGGAGAGCCAAAGCCTTCATGCTTGTGATGAACTCTTACAGGAACCAAGATTTCTCCTCGGTAATGCTCATCGATTACCCCGATTGAATTAGCCATAGATAAGGGGAGCTTTGATATAGAGCTTCTTGGAACTACTTCAAAATAATAACCCTTAGGCGGCTCAAGGGATAGCCCGGTTCTAAAGAATATTACATCGCCACTCATCTTGTGGACATCGATGAATGTTAAGTCGTAGCCCGTATCTGACTCATGAGCCCTGGCGGGCACTTGGGCTCTTTCATCTAGCAGCTCTACCTTAGTCTTTAGTTTTGGCATTTATTTTCCTTTCTACGAATAATTATGGTTTAAACAGAGGTTGGCAAATTGAGTAATCAAAAACATTTTATAGACCTATCACTAAATATAATCTTTGAAAGCTCGGGCGCAAGAAAAGATGCACTAATCGCTAAAATTAACGAGTGTATCGAAATGATGCTAGAAGAAGAAGTTTCGATATCTTTCAGCTCATCTGTTAGCTCATTCTCAGAAGATCAAGTTTATTCGATGTACTCTTCTGCCGTACCAGAAGAAGGCTATAATTAACCTTCCGTAGCCCATACCATATACTTGTGGATAGCTCTGGCAACATCTTTGTTCCATTTCTCTTTGTTAATTTCTATCCCGAGTCTTTTGGCAAGACTTAGTCCGCGCTTCCAGGCTTCGACTTCCTCTATTACAGTAAAAGTCTTATGTATTTTTGATTTCTCGGAATAACGGTCAAGAACTTCGTCTACATTCACGACAGAATCTGATTCGCCAATCAACAGGTGCCCCGCCTCATGAAGCATGATGTGTACTTGCGTTTCTTTTGTTCTAGTTGAATTTATTGAAACAAATTTTGAAACTCTATCTATTGCATCTAATCCTTGGCGATCAATTTCTACGCAATAGCCTCTTTTTTGAAACCAATAAGCCAAAGAATTTATTGAGTCTTCGTGGCTTGACAAAGTGACCCCGCATAATATAAGTACTAAATTTAAAATATTTTTAAATTTTTATTCTATGGGCCTGCCGTCAGAGAAGGCTGTACCCTCAATATCAACGCCAAGAATAATAACGGCCTGAGATGGAGCCCCCTGATTTGTTATGATTCCCCTAAAGTAAACTACATCACCTTCGTAGTAATTATCAATAGGAATCGGCCCGAATGTAAGCTTTCTCGTTCGGTTATCATTGCCGCCACCCTGGGCTATTATATCCCCGATATTGCTTGCATTTTGAGTTTGCGAAAATGGAGTTCCCGTATTTATAAGCTCCGTACTTGCGTAGGTACGCGCAATAGGCGCTATTCCTCCTGCTGGGTCTGCGACCAAAATACCGGTAACTTCCTTTGCGATGGCGTCGACCATAAATTCGCATGGTGCCGTCACCGCAGATGTTCCGCCGCCACCTCCTGATGCTTCTTTTGTGTAATAATATATGCTAACAAATAGGGGATATGCCGTACAGATTCCATTAGGGATAATGATCTGTGTATCGACGAATTTGGTTGTATTATCTAGGTCTGAGTTTTGAATTACATGCGTCCACGAGCCTGCGCCGGTACCAACTAAGGTTGTTGAGTTTGTTACAGATCCGCTCTCACTGAAAACATTCCCAACGGCTGATACGCTTCTCGTCCACTGTGCAAGCCCAAAAACGCTCCGGTACCCATTATCATTTAGGTTGGTCGAGGTACTTATAAGTTTTATCTGCTCAAACGTGGGCAAAGTAGTAACTGCAGTTACAATCCTTACTCTAGCCCATCTTCCGACGACGCCGTTAATCGTTGTTGAGGGCCATGCGGTGCCGTCGATCCCCATGATTATATTTTCTTCGCTCGATCCTCTTATAAAAACAGAGCTACTGTATCTGTAATTTTCCATCTTACTCAAAGCTTCAACAGAAACTTCAGTCCAGGTATTTGCTGCCGTCTGTATTTCAAATACATATTCTCCGCCCACCCCCGCAACATCTTGAGCTATTTCATATCCAAAGTACTTTAGATAATTGCCGGAAACATCCTGCCTTGACACGGTCCAAAGAATTGAGTGTCCTGCCGTGGACCCCTGGAATGTTGCGGTACTGCCCGATGTGCTAGATAGGGCTATGGTTTCGTCCACGAAATTCGCACCATTGCTAACAGGGCTTGCTGTATTATCCGTAGTAAGGAAGGTGGCCCCAAGGTTATACGGTCTTCCCGTACCGCTCCAGAAGTTTGATCCAAGCTCCGGGAAGCCTGCAACCAAATCTCCGCCGAGCAGGATAGACGCAGCTCTATTTGTTGCGGTTTCTTCTTGAAGATAATTTAAAGCAAAGTCAGAGGCAAGCGCTGCAAATGGAAAGTTGAATTTAGATTGCAAAGCAGCAGTAGACTGGACCGCAGTTCTTGTGCCAGCTGCGTTGAATCCGTCACAGCCTGGATTAATTACGAAATCAAAGAATTGGTCCTGCACCTTTCCTGCGTACAGCCCAATAAAAGCGCCATCGCAATTTATTCTTACTGCGTTTTCTAAGTTGAAAAAGTTGACTCCATACACAAGTATCGTTGGAGCCAAAGTATTGAGGGTCGGAGAGTTCGTTGCATCCGCGTCTAAACCGTAAACAACGTTTGAATTTCCAACGTTCATGTCGGCAAGCTGAAGTCTTCCCGAGTCGAAACCTCTCGCCGCCGCATTAATAGAGCCGGCCGATGGTGGAAAATGCAAGCTTTCCAAAGCTATGGTTCCACCGTCTGATTGCATCCCCGCATCAAAGCCGCCCAAGTCCCATCGTATTTCTGCTCCGATTATCTTTCCTGGACCGTCCTTGTAAATGCCTCTTGCAGCCCCTGATACGCCATCTCCAAGGAATCTTAGATTGTAAATTCCTCCGGTATCTGTTGCGGCAACTCCAGTAAAGCTTATTCCATCATGGGCGGCAGTTGCAAGCTGAATAGTTAAATCTGTTATTGTAACATCAGTGGCGATAGTAAATACATCAGATGTTGCCGCAGTGCTTCCGACCGTAACCGTCTGCCAAGAGCCCTCCCCTCTAACGGTACGGTTTGCCGGAACTGTAATTCCCCATTCTGCATAAGTTCCGGGGCGGATCATGATTGTATCGCCAGCTGCTGAGGCAGAAATTGCAGCCGCAATGGTTAAGAACGGCTTGTCAGTTCTGTAGGCAGCGCCTGTTCCGTCATCTCCTTCAACTGCGTCGACATAAACCACTCCGTTAACTTGGTTAATAGCAACGAAGCCATCGTCAACAAACCTTTTTGTGACTAGAGACTCGTCTATAAAAGTTGAGCTGTAGTCTGCCGCATATTTCAGACCCTCTCCGACGGCGGAGTCTGTTATTATGGCGCTAGTTGTAAAATCTAGTCCAAAAGTATCTGATGATACACTTATGCCGTCAGCTGATATGGCTATATTTCCGGAGCCAGCGCCAGCATTTGATGCAGAGATTGTCAAAGTTTTGTTTGCAGCGTCATTAGCCTGCATATCGATAAGGAAGGTATCTCTTCCTTGTGCCGTAACTGTGCCTGAGCTGAAGACGGAAAAAGAGCTTACTTCTGTTGTGCTCCCTATTGTTACAAAATCACTTCCCTGAATATTTAGTCCGCCACTGTTTAGTGCAAAGCCGATATTTGTAGAGCCTGCAGTTACAATTATATTTCCAAGGTCATAGGCGGTCTGAAGACTTCTGGCTACGGTGGTAGCGTTTGCCAATGAAGCTGGAACTACGGCCAGGCTGGTGCTAACTCCCGCATTAACCTCAGCCTGAGTAGCTATCTCAATAAGCCCCTGACCAGATGTGCTTGCAGAATTTATATCTAGCCTTAAATCTTCATCAGCTCCATCATTAATCTCGGTAAATGCAACTCCGGCTGTGGCCGTAATAATCTTGTCGAATAAATATCCTGCCGTAGTATCATTTGCAGATACTTTTACTTGCTCACCAGATGAGGCAGCCCACTGCGGGTCAGCTCCTGCGCCCTGCGTTTGGAGAAATTGTCCAGAAGTTCCGGCAGGAAGGCGATTCCAATTAGAACCATCGAAATAAATGACATCGCCCTGTACACCTGTTATTTCTGCTGCAGCACCAAGGTTGTCGAATATAGCAATGCTGCCAGCTGTGCCAGTATGAGCGCTAACCGTCCAGCCCAAATTGGTCAGAGAGGCGTGATTTAGAGTGCCTCCAGCAGCAGCAAGAGCCCATACGGTCCCTCCTTGACCTATATAAAGGTTGCCAAGTGCATCTAAAAACAAGCTTCCAGCATTTGCGGAGATGATCCCATTCGGATTGCCGCTGCCAGTTAATATTTCGGTTGAATTGCTATTGTTATCTAGCGTTACTTTGTTTATGCTGAAGTTTGTTGCCATAATCTAAACTTAAAAAATAATAGTTTTATTTTTCTCCAAAAAGATGATTGGGCAAAAAACAAATTGCTTTTTGCATCATGCAAATAAACCTAAATTCTTCTTAGAGCACGACCGGCAAATACAGAGCTTGTAGGAGTACCGGTCTCAGCCCAAATCAAAACAAGCATGTGCTGGCCAGAAACCGGAGCCCTTATCGCAAAGGAAGCTGGAAGCGATGCGAGATAAGTTGATGCATCCAAACTTACGGTATAATTATCGACCGTAGCAACCCCGCCAGTTATGCTTTCTGCAAGAAGAAAATTCCAGTCCTGTGGGCTGGCCGCATAAGTTCCGGGGCTGGCTAACAGGGAATAAAGAACTTGGGCCCTAATCTCCGTTATCGGTCCTGTCCCAAGGTTTGATACAGTAAAAGAAAAATCTATCTCTCTAAAATCTGAAACGGATATAGAGTCTGTCTCCACCTTTGACCCGCTAGTGCCAAAAGCTGTTGGCGTTTGAATGGTGGTCGGAGATGTATCTGAAGTCATTGGTGTTAGCTCCTCTAAATTAAGTGGAAAAGTTAAAACTAATAATGATGTGGCCGAAAGAGCGACCCCAACAAAGTAAGCATCCGTGCTAGGCTGGGTTGAGGCCAGTGTGTTCCCGGTTGTTCCAACATCTGATAGCCAGTACTTTGCGCCACGAGTCAAGCCGGATAGTCCGGTTACGATACCTCCAGAATGACATACAATGCAGTTTGTGGTATCTACAACTTCGGATACCACACCAATCGGGGGATTAGAGGATGCGGTGCTCGACGCCGAAATAACAACCTTATCATCTACTGAGCCGTCCTGATAAACAACATCCCCAACCCCAACTGCGCTAGCATCATTGGTGTAAGAGTGGAGGTTATCCTCTAATGATTTTACGGTTGTTACCCCAGCGGTTAAGCCAAGTACTTTATCCTCTCCTGACATTTTTAGGACTCCTAAATAATTACGGGTTCAGAGCAATAAACTGTGGCTGGAAAAGAATCGTTGTGGAAGTTATTGCATAACCAACTCTAAAGATTGTTGTTCCAGTTCCGCTTGGGGCAGTGGTAGTTAGCTCGCCGGCCGTCTCCGAAAGATAAACGACATCTCCTGCGGCGCTAAAGCCAGTGATAGTCGCCGTTGTTATTGTTGCGCCAGGGGTAGCATTCATATTGACCGTATTGGTTGCAGCTGCAGTATTTGCGGCGAATCCAACAACAAAATCTTTGCCGTCAGCAGTCGTTGCATCTGCCAGGCCGACCTCTGTTCCGGAAGCTAGATATAGTGCGTCACCTGCGGTTACGCCGCCTGTCTCCGCGACGAACTGGCTGTTGACCACCTCGCCGTGGGTGTGAAGTGAGTCTGCATTACTTCCGTCCAGAAGAGTGTCTACATTTGCAGCAGTAAAGTTAGCCGTAGTTAGCGCCGTTGTACCAATCTTAAAGCTAGTGCCAGCAGGAACATCGAGCGTTCCTGATGAAGCCACTATATCGACGGTCGCTGAGCCGACGGTGACCGTTCTGGTTCCGCCGGTACCTATGTTTATGGCTCCGTTACTAGCGAGATTGCCTATATTGATATCACCGTTAGAGCTGTTAATAGACACATTGCCGCTGGCTCCGGTTGCTCCAATGAGCAGGTTGCTTGCAGAGCCTAAGCTTAAGTTTCCAGAGGAAGTTGAAAAGTTTGAGGCACCTGCCGCATCAAGGCTGATGCCAGCACCAGTGCTGTCTATTGTGACAGCGCCCGTTGCATCAACATTGAATGTACCGGTACCAACTCCGAAGGCGGTTAAATCGGTGCCGCTTATTCCAAAGTCAGCTTGTCCGCCGCCATTTACAACAAAATTTCCAGAAGATAGCGTAAAAGCTATATCCGTAGTACTCGCCGTGGTTATGGTGGCGCCGACATCATATGCAGACTGTAGGGTTGAGCCGGCAGAGGTGGCCAAATCAGTGAAAGAAATTGTTCCAGTGTTATCCCCAGTTGCTGTCTCCAGACCTCCAGTTGACTTTGCCCTAAGATAAGTAACTGATACTTTAACGACAGTACCCTGTACAGTGCTATCGACAACAAATGTGTTTTGAAGTCCGAGGTCGGTGTCGCTAAGGATAGCCCTGGTTGTAATCGTATAGACAGTAGGACCGCCACCAGTTCCATTAACCTCAAATAGCCCATTGTTCGCCGGATCCGCAGCGCCCTGAACCAAGATTATATCTCCGGCAGACAGCGAGCTGGGATCGACACTTACTCCAACTATATTTGCGTTAGAAAAAGCTCCAGTTGTTACTGGAAAGGTCGTTGCACCAGGGTCAATATTCCAGATTATGCCGCCGACCTTCGCCGTATCAGCAGTATACTCGGAGTTTAAGAATATAAAGTCATCAGCAGTCTGAATTTCTGAGTTTATAGTTGTGGTGGTTCCATTTACAGTTAAGTTTCCGCCTACCGTAAAATCACCACCTATTTCGATTATATCGCTAGCAGCTATTTTCGTGACGACGCCACTATTTAGAACTACCAGCTGATCTGTATAGGTTGCCATTTAATTATTCCTAAGAGTTGTAGCCAACTAGATTCGGCTGAAATATAACTTCAGGTACAGACGTAACTCCATCAGCTCCCTGCAGTATTCCTACCACAAATATTGCTGTTCCTGAAGCGCCAGGTGGAGTCAGGGTGCCGAGCCCAGGGCTTGTAGATAGATATACCGCGCCACCGTTACTTGAAGCTAGAGGTGGTGAGGAAAACTTAACTGGAATTAACCTTCCGGGTATAGAGTTTATATCGGAAGTGTTACCAACTGAATAACTGGAAAAAGAAGAACCGATTATTCTTGGTTCATTACCTGGAGTCGAAGTAGCAGATCCAAGCTCAACATTGCCAGAAGAATTTATAATCAGAAGGTCCCCTTCTGAAAGATTATCATCAGTAGTTAAGGATAGAGAGCTTAAGGACCCAGACCCCTTTGCTACCACATCCCATGACGTACCGCCCTGTCCAATATAAAGATCTCCGCCAGAGTCAAGATAGAGACTGCCAGAAACAGCAGAAACAACGCCATTTGGATCGCCGGAATCTACGGTTATATCAGCATTAATTGACCCAGTATTTAAGTTTACTTTGGAGGCAATAACATTTAAACTTCCTGATTCAGATATCAGCTCTATACTTGAAGATACCGCCGATCTAATGGTTGCGCTAGATTCGGCTAGAATTTCGTCTCCAGAGGAAATAAAAATGTTGCTTCCACCAGTCTCATTCCCAGCAACCAGTACCGTTTGGAGGTCTGAAGGGAAGTCTGCAAGAATTGCCTCGATAGCCGCAACATCCGACTCGACCACCTCTAATCTTTCTGTTATTTCTTTTAGGCCGTTTGATGATATATTTATATTATCTAATCTTTCGGCAACCGTATCAAAATCTCCCTGCGGAAAAATCCCCAGAGCTGTTTCGATATTTATTATAGCACTACGTATCCTGTTCAGCCCCTCTGCGCTGACGGGAGTTATATTGTCCACAAACAGCGGGAGCTGGGCAAAGCCATCAATTGCCTTGGGGTATATGCTATAATCTGACATTTATTAACCTTTCGTTTTTTTGCTAATTCTATTAGATCTAGTCTTTCCCGGGATAGATATTAGCTTTGACACTCGGTTCTTTCTTACAACCTTCCCTTTAGTCGCAGAGTTAGTTCTTCTAGACGCAGTTCTTGTTCTTTTTTTATTACAGCCGCAACCCATAACATCTCCTATTTGCCTGCAAATATTAGCAGATTAAATTATTCCATAATAATCAAAAATTTGAACTACTTTCCGCCGCAGACGCTTTTATTGAAAAAATAAGTTTAGTAATATATTTTATATTATATTAATTTAACCCAATAAAATAGGGGCATTGTAAATATGAGAAAATTAATAAATTATTTATTTTATCTAGCAACGGTCATAGCGGTTGTCTTTATTGTAAAGAATATTATTAATTTCTCTAAAAAAATAATCACTTTAAATGAAAGCCAGTACACTGCCGAGTTCAGAAAAGAGATAATGCTAGAGCCAGTTGTTAAGCTTACTCAAATATCATATGAAACAATCGAAGAAGATGGAGAAGCTCAGTCTGCTGAAAGTGTTACTTTTGCAACCGGATTTTCAGTAAAGTATGATCCAGAAGAGCACAAAACAGTCATACTTACAAACGATCATTTTTGTAACACGATGCATGACGAAACACTGCTGATGGTTGAGCAGTATGATTTGCAAATTATTTTCTTATCTGACTCAGAGTCTAACAAGCTCATCCTATCATCAGAAGAAGGCCTCGATTTGTGCGCTATCGAGATATCTGCATACGTTAAGCCAGCAGAGCTTGCCGGAAGAGATTATTATACTGTGCCATTTCAGGAAATATTTATAATCGGCGGACCATCTGGATACTTCCCTATAATTGTTGATACTTATGCTTCCAGGATGATTGAAAGAAGCATAATCGCTATGGACGGAATGTATGATTTCGGTAATCCATTCCTGCTGATATCAGAGCAGGTTTTCCCGGGTCATAGCGGTAGCCCAATTTACACAAAAGACGGAAAAGTAATTGGAATACTCTTTGGGGCCCTAAGAACTTACGGCGGACTAGCTGCAAGCAATAAAGATATTTATCTTTTCTTAGATTCTTTATGATTTCTTAGCTTATTTCTTAACTTCTTTATTTTCCCGGACTTTTTCCGTGCGTATAAAGAAAAGAATGCAACGTCTATCATTTTTCCGCTAAGAGCAGCCTTTAGTGTGTCATTTGCAAAGTTTGCGGCCTCTATAGCCTCAACCCCCATCTGATTTCTCTTTCCATCGGCGTTCTTTTGTGTGTATTTCTTGCTTATCTGCTCTACCTGCTCTGAGGAGACTCCGTACAAGATCATATTTGGCCTCAGCTTCTCAATAACATCGTCTAACTTTTTCTTTTCGTTCAAGGCATCTTGTATTTGAGAATTTTGATTGTTTGTGCAATCAAGCAGGCAGGTTTGACAGCTTTCCTTTAGCCCCAAGTTCCATAAATCACAAAGAAGAAATTGCCTCACCTCTTTCGGCTCGCCCTTAAGCTCTTCTTTGCAGGAATAAAAAATATTATTATCAACGACAGTTGCAAATCCCTTGCAGTAACGGCTTTCTCGCAACTCTTTCGTCATTTTGCATGTTTTGGTGCAATCTATTTTTTTCATGAAAATTACCAGATATTAAATCTATCTTTTTTTAATCATCAGAGTTGCCCTTGTCTATATTATGATCAATTATAGCGACCCCTCTTTTCGGCCCCTCATCTTTCTCCGGTCGCTCATCAGCCTGTGAAGGCAAAGGAGGCTCTCTATAAAGAGGAAGGCGAATTCTTTCGGATTCGCGCCTTATTTTTCTTATTATTGGAATGATATATTTCTTCATCAAAGGATCCTGGCCGCATAATCTGCTAGAGGACTTCTCTCTCCCTTTAGAAGGGTTATATGTGAAGAAAGATCAAAATCCTTAAACTTTTCAACAATTGCTCCGAGCCCAGAGGTCGTTGAGTCAAGATGGGGCGCATCAATTTGCTCAAGATCGCCCAGCATTATGAGCTTTGAATCTTCGCCCATTCTAGTTATAACGGCCTTCGCTTCGTTATAAGTAATATTCTGAGCCTCATCCAGTATCATGACGATATTTGGCAAGCTTCTTCCTCTAATATAAGATAGGGCCTCTATTTCTATGATTCCCTTTTCCATCATTATATCGAAATAATGAGAGCCATTTTTAAATAAAAGCTTGAAATTATCAACCATTGGCTGAATCCACGGAGCCATCTTTTCATTCTTATCTCCCGGCAAGAAGCCAATGTCTGCGCTTAGACTCTGGACGGGTCTCGATATAATAATTTTGTCATACCAGCCTTCATTTAGCATGTGGATTGCTGCGCATGTAGCCATAAGGGTCTTTCCGGACCCAGCCTTCCCGCTGATTGTTGTCATATGAACATCGCGATCTAGCAGAGTTTCTAGGGCAAACATTTGCTCCTTATTTCTTGGAACAATGCCCTGAACCTCAAAGCCTCTCTTGCTAGCATGGTTTAGCTTTTTTGCAAAACCATCCTTAAAACATGCAAGAGCACTTTTTTGACCGCCCTTTAGAACTAGGAATTCATTTGGCTGATATAGGCCTTCGAGGGCAACCTTGCCATCGCAATAAAATTCATCAACCTTGTCTGGAGGCAGGTCAATAACGGAAACTCCAGTATAAGCACCCTTCCTATTTACTACGGCCTTATTTTTGCTGTAGTTCTCTGCCGGTATGCCTAGCGAATCACATTTAACCCTTACATTAATATCTCTTGATATTAGAACTACTTCTTCTTCTGAAAATTCAGGTAATCTTGATAACTTTAGGGCTGTGGCAATAATTCTATTGTCAGCGTTATCATCAAGCATTGGGTCTAGGTCGCTTTTTTGCAGTTGAGTGTAAACTTGAATTTCTTGACCATTATCAAGAGTTACTCCGTCTGCAAGCGACCCTCTTTCCCTTAATTCATCCAAGAATCTATTGACATACCGAGCAGAGTTGCCGACAGAATCCGATCTTGTTTTCAGGTTATCTATTTCTTCCAGAACGACCATCGGTATAATGACCTTTTGATCAGCAAAAGCGTGTATTGAATCTTCATGATGCACTAACACTGATGTATCTAAAACAAATGTTTTCTTTTTCACTTTCTCTCCGATTTATTCGATCTGGTCTTCTTCAATTGTCCAATGCTCTATTTCGACCTCATAATAGAGCGAGCCGTCCTTATCTTTTTTGAGCGTAAGAATGGGCCCTGCCCATTCTCCAATTAGCTCGCCGTTAAACTTAACCTCTAGAGCCTCAATGCTCTTATGCTCTATAACTTCAATGTCGTTATCTAACATATAATCCAAGATTTCATCTCTCTCCATTTCATCCATAGCCTCGACATCCAGGCCAATAAACCAAAACAGATCGCGCAGCCATTCTTGTCGTATTTCTTTTACGTCCCTTGAGTAGCCTACGCGATCTGTTAAAATTTTTGTTATCATTCTATATGATACCTAAATATTAGTCTCTATTTGCTTTTGTTTGCAATTTAAAAGATAAATTATTAATCCTCACTATATTCAACTACCTCGCCTGCTGTCTCTAGCTCTTCTGTGGGCTCATTTGGCTTTTCGCTCGGTGTTTTGTTAATCTGAATATCTTTCATTGATATTCCGCTCCAGTCACTTCTCTTGGGAGCCCAGGACTCCCACCACTTTGGAAAATCAAATCTTTCATCATGAATATAGTCACCGTCTCTTTCCGTGGGAATTAAATATTGATTATAAGCAACCGCCTTCTCTTCTTCTGTAAAATTATTCCAATTTGCCTCAATCCATAGGGCCAACCGCCTAACATCTTCCTTATATCCCTTGAGCTTTTCAATTATTGGTCTGGCCAGATTGCCGTTATAAAAATCTTTTGTTTTATTATCTATAACTTCATTTAACTTTGCAATTTTAGCTTCTAAGCTGTCCCCTATAATATTTTTAATACGTTCAAACTGTCTGTCTACTTCTTTTATAAAGCTTTCTGCTAAATCTAATTTAGCATCAGATTCATTTGAATAAACATAAATAGAAAGCTTTAAATCTACGGTTCCAAATAATGAGCTATATGAATTAAGATTTACTTTTGCACTAAGATTTATATTGTTGAACATTTTTCTATAATCAATGAGATCATCTGGCTTATAGAATGGAAAATTAAGTTGTTTTTTTGCATCTTCAAATTTTTGCTTTTCAATGCTATTCAGCAAGCTAAATATCTTCTTTTTTTCCTCATCTAAGTTTATTTTAAATAAAGTATCTTTTATTTCGCCATCAAGAGGGTTTATATAAGCAACATCTGTTAGGTTTATCCCAGCTTTTTCTAATTTGTCAACATTTAATTTTTCTAAATTATACTCTAGTACACCTGGCTTTGGAGAAATTAAGATTTCTCCGTCATAATCATCTTTGTCCCCAAACACATCAAGATTTGAAAGCAAAGCAGAATCCATCCTTTCTTCAAATAAATCAAAAGCTTTTGGCTTTATATATCCACCATCTACAAGTCCGCGTCTGATTTTTTCAATATACTGATCATATTTTGAATCTATGTCTCTTTCTGCCCATTCAAAAAAGTTAGATATATCATCCGGATTCATGCAGTCATCGCATCTAAAATCCAGATCAATAATTAGAGAGCCCGAAACAATATCTATGTTGTTAATTTCACCATACTCGTCATGCTCAAGAATATTTGTAAAGCCACGATCCTTTTGCTGAGCCCTATATGTTGTTGGAATACTTTTTAGCCCTCCCGGGTGTACAAATGCCCCCTCCTCCCATTTTGAACCCGAATCTTCCCAGCCATCAAGGTAGACTTCTGCTCTTAAGCTTACGCTTGCAGTAACCATTACTTCGTCGCCCCAATCAGCATGAACTTCTGCATCGGGGTATATATTTTCAAAGCTTGTTCTGTATTGATCCAGTATATCCTCAACCTCTTCGGCCCAAAGGTCGGCTACATCCTGTTCCCCCTCCTCAAGGTCTGTTTCAACGTTCCCGTAATACTCTGGTTCAACTCCTCCTTTTGAAAAAAAGCTATTAAGAATCTCTCCATCGGATGTGTCCCTATAACTTCCTCCATACATCTTTATTTCATCTTCTGGAGGGGGAATCACCTCCCCCTCATTTTCAAATAGATGCTTTTGAGACTTCCATGCCCAATCCCTAACAACGTCTATAAAGCCAGGCGGAGTTCTTCCATAAGTTCTATCTTCTGGAACGGCAAACTCGTATCCATCGTATTCATTTACATACTTTCTAAGCCTAACTCTAGAAGCAGGGGCGATTCCTTCTATATTTCTATTTATATCTCTAAATATCTCTTGCCCGTCTAGATCACCTATATTAATTCCATCAGCGTCTTCTGCGGTTGATCCGGGCGGCCTAAGGAGGTCGTTTAAATCAGAGTTTTCAACAAGATATGCAATAGGCCCATGCCCTCTTGATTCCTTTATTGCACAGTGAAAATAAGAATTACCCTCAGAATGGCAGGACCTTATATTTTCATGATCGCTCATTCTCAGCACATCAATTGGATCTCTTGATATAAGAACTGAATATTTTTCTTCAAGATTACCATGGACAAATAATGATTCTATTTGCTTCCAGTTATAATCCTTTGCATATTCGGCTTGCTTTTCCTGCCACCATTTAGACATCCACTCTGGAGCGCCCTCGTGGGGATTGGCCAAAACCTTTGATATAGAGGTTATTTTATTTCGAGTTATTACTTCACCCGCCCTTGGACCGGATGGAATCTCCCTCTCTTCTTTTCTAAAAACCTTTAGATCTGGAACTTGCACTTTTACTGTATAAACTGAGCCCATAGCATTTTGCATCTTTTGATCTACTGTCTTTAGCTCAAAACGATTGCTTCCACCAGCTGGGGACCACCCTTTATCTCTTAAAAAATCTACAACCTCGCTTAATTTTCCTGCATCTTCTGTTTCATAGGGAATTATAACTCTAAGTTTACCATCAAATAATTCGTCAAAGCTCAGCTTAGAATAATCTTCATTTAGCCAATCTTTTAGCCTTTTTATTTCAACTTTAGAGACAGCATATTTATGTAACCTATTTATCTTTGAGGTTGATAAGGCTTCTTTTTTTAAATTATTTTCATAAAGCCATTTTTTTAATAAAGATAGTTTTTTCATCAATAAACCCACAATATGCTATTAAATATTAGCTGAAAATCCAAAGCCTTTGACCAGCATCATAAATCTTTGACCAACCCCATTCTTTAGCCTGCTCAGCTTGACTTAAGCCTCTCTTGTCCATATTGGCTCGACATCTAAGTCTATTATAGGTTTTTCTCTTATCGGTCCATCTAAAGCCAAGTGTTTCTCTTTCCATCTGAAAGCCTAGCTGCTGCAAATAATTACCCGTGCCATACCTTAGATCCGCCCAATAATGAATCGGAAGCTTTTTTGAGTTATCTCTTATCTTAGATATAAGCCTTGAGGCTCCTCCGACAACAACCGTTTCAACTTTTGAGCATAGCCTTTCTATCTTTAGATATTCTGAGTAAACCTTATAAGAAGCAGCCATAATAATTTCATCATTATGGATAAGACCAAAAGCAGGGGCGTTAAAGCTGCCCATTAGGTGATTCTTTGAGAAAAACTCTCTTGCCTCTTCTGCGGTTAGTTTTCTAATCTTTGTTTTTCTGGCATAAAAAATCCTGCTTCTTCCTTCTGCATTATTTATCATTGATTTTATTATTTCAATCTTATCGTAGACCTCATCTTCTCTAAACTGAAATATTCTCAAGCCAGAATCTTCAAAATCCTTCCTAAGGTTAAAGTGATAATTTTTATCGACCCCATTAAAGTCGGAGTGCCAATAAAGTCCATCAACATTGATGGCAGTCAAGCTATTTAATTTAAAGTCCGGCTTATATCTTAATCCAGGGTATCTTTCAAGGTCAAAAGTCTTGTTATAAAATTCTAGCCCAAGCTCTCTTGATAAAAGTGTTTCTAAATGATTGTTTTTGTCACCATGACCACTTATATATTCGGCCACATCCCCTGTAGTTATAATTCCCTCTCTTATTAGCCTGTAGGCATTCACAGGAGGTACAGAAGCTTCCAAGCAGGCCTGATTGACGGTTCTCCCGTCCTCTAGCGTGCTAATCAGACCCCTATCAATCTTTGTGGATATTATCTTTCTTACAACATCTTCGGATTGAGCCGGGTGTCTTACTCCAAGTTTTTTTAAGTTTGTTTCCTCCGCCTTATTCCTTACTTCAGAGTTCTGCATCGGATTTTCTACGCCATATTTTTCTTTTACAGATTTTTTTATCTTTTTCTTTATAACATCCGACTGAAATGAGTGCTCTACACCATATCTTTCCCTATTTGTCTGAACAACTTTTCTCATTCTAGCTTTCTGCTTTAAATTATTATCTTTTTTAATATTATTCTTTCTAAGAGCAGAAGCAATAGTCGGATCTGTGACGCCGGCCATTTTTGCCATGTCCACGGTTGACATATTTTTAACAATATAATTATCGTAAAGCCACTCCTTATCTAGATGGTATTTTGGCCTAGATAAAGAGTACTTTCGAATTCGATCTTTAACATATTTGTATGATCGATTAATTTTCTTGGCTATTTGATTAATTGATAGCCCTTGATTTATGTAAAGATTTGTAAGCAGATCTTTAGTTAAATCTTCTTTTACCACCCCCACTCTCCGTCCATTCCTGAGGCATTATAGTCGGTTACACGTTTCTCGAAGAAGTTGCTCATAGTGTCTCCATTGAGAACCCAGTCTAGCCAAGGTAGGGGATTTTCTTTAACACCATAATTTGGCTTTAGACCAAGCTGAATAAGCCTACGATCAGCAATATATCTGATGTACTGCTTCATTTCATCCGCAGTTAGGCCTTCGACCGGCCCTACAGCGTAAGCTAAATCGATAACTTTGTCCTCAAGCTTAACGGCAGTCTTGTACATCTCATAAATAGACTTTTTAAACTCATCATTAACAACTCTTGGGTGTTCTTCACAGAATGTGCGGAAAAGCTTTGACATATATTGGACGTGAATGGTCTCGTCTCTTACTGACCACTCAACGATAGTACACATGCCCTTCATTTTTCCAAATCTTTGGTAATTTAGAAGCATAACAAAAGCAGAAAAAAGAGACATACCCTCATTGCAAACAGATTGAGCCAGAGATAGCCCGATTCCTCTTTTTGAGGAAACATTTGTGCTCTGCATGAACTCAAGCTTTTCAGCCATCTGCTCATATTCGAGAAAAGCCCAATATTCTTTTTCCTCAAGGCCCAGGGTATCATTCAAAAGAGCATAAGCACGCTGGTGAGTGCCCTCTCTATTTGCAAAGCTAAGCAGCATATTTCTTATTTCGTTATTTTTGAAAACAGGAATAAATAAGTCACAATAATTTCCTCCGACCTGTACGTCAGTCTGAGTAAATAACCTTAAGATTTGGGTAATATGCTCTTTTTCGTGATGAGTAAGGGCCTTGCTCTTCCATTGGTTTACATCCTCCTGTAATTCGGCCTCCCAGGTGCCCCAGTGAACCTTTTCATGGGCCTCCGCAGCCTCCATAGCCCATGGGTACTGAAATGGCTTGTAGGCCTCAGATGAATTTAGTAATCCGCCCCTATTTATCCCTGACATGATAGACATTCTCCTTCTTCTTCTGCATAATCCGCTAACGCAACTCTCTCTACTTTTGCCGAAACCTTCTCTGGATCAACTCCGGCATTTGTTCTTAGATAATAAAGCGCTTTCAGACCCATTTTCCAAGCTTTAATATGGGTCATTAGAACGTAGTTCTTATTGGACCCAGCTGGGAAGAATAGATTTACGCTCTGCCCCTGGCATATAAATTCCTGTCTTCCACCAGCATGCTCAACAACCCATCTCTGGTCTAGCTCAAAAGCCGTCTTGAAAACAGATCTTTCCCAGTCGCTAAGAAAGTCAAGATGTTGAACAGACCCTTGATTGAGGATTACGGAATTCCAAGCTTCTTCCTTTTCTTTTTCGTCTAGATAGTTATCAAAGACCTTATCTAGCTCGGGGTTCTTTACCAAAAATGATCCAGCCCTTGTTCTGTGAGTATAGGCGTTTGACTTCCAAGGCTCAATTGACGGACTTGTGGCTAATATAATAGAGCTATTTGCATTAGGGGCTATAGCAAGAAGATGTGCGTTTCTTACTCCGCTTTCGGGGCCGTCTGGATAAGCTCCCTTTTCATCGGCAAGCCTTCTGGTCTCTTCTGTCGCTCTTTCTTTAATATCGCTAAATATAGAAGAATTCATAGCTGTAGCCATAGCGCTTTCCCACGGTATTCCGTTTCTCTGAAGAAGATCGTGGAAGCCCATTGCTCCAAGGCCGATGCTCCTCTCTCCTCTGGCTCCATTTACAGCCCTCCAAAGCTCCTTTGGAGCATTCTCGATAAATACGTCCAAAACGTTATCGAGCATTCTTACTAGGTCCTGAACAATCTTGGTGTCTTTCCACTCATCCCATTTTGCAAGATTTAGACTGCTCAGGCAGCATACGGCAGTCCTATCAGCCGCCGTAGGCAAAAATATTTCAGAGCACAAGTTTGAGCCATTTATTCTTAGATCCAAATCTTTAAGCTCTTTTGGAAGATGCTTATTTGAGGTGTCTATAAAATGAAGATAAGGTTCGCCGGTTCGGTATCTTGTTTCGATAATCCTCTGAAGAAGCTCTCTTGCACCTAGGGTATCTCTAACTGTTCCATCCGCAGGGTCTACGAGGTTCCAGTCTTCATTTGCTATAGCTGCCTTCATGAAATCGTCAGTTATATTTACAGCATTATGCAAATTAAAACACTTTCTATTTGGATCACCGCCAGTTGGAATTCTCATTTGTAAAAATTCAACAATATCAGGGTGTGAGATATCTAGGTAAGCAGCATATGAGCCCTTCCTGGTATTTCCACAGACTAGAGATCTACCGTTACTTCTTACTAGCAGTTTGCCTTCTGGAACTAATGCACAGTAAACATATCCATCATAAGGGACCTCTTCCTTCCTAACCCTTTGAGTTGTGAAATGGTTTTTGTTTGAGACTACAACATAAAAAGAATTTTTTCTTGGATATTCTCTCTGCTGCTCTTTAATTCTAGCTCTTTTGCCAGCTAAAGTAGCTGCAGTAAAGACAGTATCAGCGCATGCTTTGCTTACTGATGAATATGTAAAGTTTGTTGCCCTCTTACTTGAGTCCCAATTAGATACTTCATCCAAGAAGCTCGTAAGCCATTCATAACTTCTTGTTTCTGGCCTTACCCAAGAGAGGTCTTTTGACTCCCAAGCATAGTTGGGGACATCGGGGATATTTCTTACATCGCTGACTTTCACCCTGATTGTGCAAGTTCCATCATTTCTATAAATAAGATTATAGCTATAGTTAGACTCTCTAACTATTCTGAGCAACCTATCGATCTTTCTCTGCTTCTTAAAATGAAACTCAATAGACTTACCGTTATAATTAGTTCCATCAGCCTGAAAGGCGACAAGAAGTCTGTCTGAATTTGAAAAACTTTCTTTATTATTATTTTTAATTTTTCCAGAAAAAGCCATTCTCACTTCAGAGTGTGATGGAAGCATATCAGCCCTTACTTTTTGAAGATCGTCATTCCAGCCACCCTTGGTCTTTCTGTCTATAACCATTGAGTGATTTGGAGTTACCATAATATCAACATTTTTTTCATCCACTACACGGATAAGGTTGCCATTATGATATTCTCTTACAAGCTCTATCGGCTTGACAAACGACACTTCGCCCCTGGAGGTTACCTGCGCGACCTTATCATGGTCGGTTAGTTCGGAAAACTTAATGTAGCCTTTGTCCGTCAATACCTCAACATCAGGGTGGTAACACTTGCCCTGGCGATAAGCATTCATATCTGCGTCAACTGTTTTTAGGAATGGAATTGGTCCGGGTGACTTTTCCGAAACAGAGCGAACTGATGACCAGTGGCCACCGACCCCGCCTCCCTTGACAGATAGCCATCTAAGCTCTGAGGAATGCTCTATAAGGCCCTCAAGGGTGTCGTCGACCCAGGTAAGGAAGCAGCTTATCGGAAGCGCCCTCCAGGCCTCTCCGGGCTTTGGAGCATTGCTCAGAACGGGGGAGGCAAACATGAACCAGCCCTTGCTTGCGTAATCATAAATTCTTTGGGCAAAACGAAGGTCGCCGTCGCAATAAGCGAGAGCTGCTCTACCAAACGCCTCCTGGGGCGAGGTTTCTTCGTTCAGCATGTAGTACTGTTTTAACAGGGTTTTTGAAAAATCATTTAAATTATCATCTCTGTCGAAATCCAGCAGGATTCCGCCGTACTCAGTGCTCATTTATTTCCCCAATTTTCATCTTTAAATTTTTCGTTTTAGCTGAAGCGATCGTGGCTAAAGATTTATGCATGAAAATTGTTTCGACAATAATTTTTAAGTCTCTTCTACACAACTTCTTACTTACCTTTAACCACTTAAACTTGCAAAAAAATTGTTACGAATTTATTCGTTCCAAAGAAATCTGCGTACTTAAGCCTTCCATTTTAATAGATTTTCAGACCTTACATTAGAGGGCTTGCTTTAGAATCTTATTGTTTTTCTTTTGTTTTATATATTCTTTTGAGCATCTAAAAAAAAAATAATTTTTTATTAAATTTACAAAATCTCATAGATCCATTCGATGCTTAAAAGCCTGATTTGAACTGACAAAAACGGCCCGAGCATTTTGTAGCCCGAGCCATCTCAAATTATGAAAGTTAGCTGATCAGCTATTCATCTGACGGATCAAACTGCTCTACGAATGTGCCATTCTTCCAGGTTCTCACTACTGCAGTTTCTTCAGATAGCGTGAATACCGCTATAATATCTTCTCGCGTAGAAAAAGATGCAGCACTAATATGCCTTGTGCCGCAGCCATCGGGTACATCAAGAGATGAGTCATCAACTACCAGGTAAATCTTTGATCCAATTATTTGACCGTTTCTATTAACGATTATAGCGCCGTCAGCACCTTCGTTCAACATAGAGAAGACATCTTTCGTAAAAGCATCCTCACATATGTTTATGTACTTCTGTATAGGATTTACCCCTATCTGCCTCATGCCAGGAACCATGTGATCGTCAGATTTGTCGAAAACTCCAAGAACAATTATAAGTCCAATATTTCTATTTTCATTAAAGTTATTTCTAGATATTTGGGACAATAGCGTGAATATACTTTTTTCTACTTTTTGGAAATCTCTTGCAGCATTAAACTGATATGAGAAATCTATGCTAGAGATTTTTCTAGAAAATTCTGGCTTGCTGACTTTTGCGGTCTCCAAGTCATTACTCATGACCTTCCCCTGGTTTATTTTAGTTGCTAAAACCTAATTCATCATAGGTGTAATTTATAATAAAACCAGAATCATCTATTGTCTCTAGATTTAGCGGAGATCTCCAGGCCTCATATATGTATTCCATAACTTTCTCTGCATGGGTTACATCTAAGGTTCCTATATTTTTTGAAACATGGTCAAGTTGCAAAAAGCCATCTTCAATACCCGTTATAGCTATAAGCGGTGCCCTATAATTATAAAGATCCTTCGTAAGCGATTCAACAACGCTATTTAGGTCTGTTCCGGTTATGTGAATGCCCCGATCTCCGCCAGGAGTCTGGATATCCTTATAACTAAACAGCTTAAGCTCTTGTGCCAACTCTTTTGTTAAATAATTTCTAATAAAGGATATATCGTCTTCCGTTTCTACAACTTTATAGACTTTCTCTAGCCCAGTCAGGCTTGAGGTGCCCTCCTCATGGAATCGGTCCCACCTTTCCTTTATATCTGTAAATATCTTAAAGCCTAAGAAATACGGGTTTATATTTAAGCTATTTCTTCCTGGCTGCACGACCTTTTCGTGAAGTCCACAGAAATCTAGATGCTCTCCATGATTTATACATTCCAAATCAGACATTAAGTAAGCGTGAACAAAGCTTGCAAATCCTTCGTTCATTATCTTTGTCATGTACTGCGGATAGAAGTAATAAGTTTCTTCCCTTATGATTTCAAGAATGTCTACCTGCCATGACTCAAGGCTATTTGAATAATTAATCAAGAACCATAGTATATCCTTTTCCGGATTGGGAGGAAATCTATTCTTTGGCACAACCATTTTTTTCGACATGGACTTTTCGTCCAGCAGGTCCGAGAACTCATCTTTTGCCACAGTCTTAAAGTACTTTTTCTTTCTTGGGTATTTGCTGCGCCTTAGACCTTTGTGCCAGTCTATATGCTTATCCAGAGCAAAGCCAATATCCATAATTCTTTCGACAGCGTCTATTCCGTATTTCTGAATATATTCCTCTATTCTTTGCGCTCTTTCTGCGGCATGGTAGACCATCTTATTATCAGTTTTCTTAAATAAATAATTATTTTTAAAGAAATGACAGTTGTGAGCTATCATTCCATTGTCAATAACAAAACTGTGATCTTCTTCAACTTCTATATCATAGACTGGGACCTCTTCGAGTAACTCGACTCTTCTTGCCATAGTCACTTTTGAAAATAGATGCTCATCGGTCTGCTCTGAAAAAGACCAAGTGCGATTTATCTCTTTCTCAAAATTGATATCGCAAATTTCAAGAAGCTTTCTGTGAGCCTTCCCATGTACACTTAAATCATAACAGGTTTTTCTGCCCTTCCGACTCCTGGACTTTATGCTTGCTTTAATTCCAAAATCTTTAAGAATGGACTTTGTCTTATAAGCCAGCTCACTACTTGTTGTGGTAAAGCTTGACTGGTATTTATCGCCCTTAATATGGCCATCACCCTCGAATAGGCCTCTAATCATGCCTATCATAAAATCTCTTGGAGTATCCGGGTCTGCTGCAAAATTTGGAATAAATTTATTATTGGAGTGCCGACCACACTCTTTCTCAAGGAACATTCCAAATGACTTGTCATACACCATAACTCTCCTTGAAGAGTCAGACTCTCTTATGGTGACTCCGGTGTTTATGCCCAACTTTTCAAACCAGTTCTGAATAAAGTCCGAATATGAGGCTTCATCTTTATGTAGCGAAAATGCAAAAGATGTATTGTTACGACTTCCTTCTGCTATATATAATCCAATTATTCTGCCAAAATCGCAGTCTAAATCAACCTGATATCCGCCAAACTTATTGGCCAACTCCTTCTTCCATCTAGGTGTTGGTCTTGATACTTCTATGGGAATAAGTATGCTCTTTTTATTTTTGCTATATGATATCTTTGGAGTTATCACCAAATCGTTTTCGGTAACGTCTTTTGCTTCGCACCAGAACATCATATTGTCACGCTTAATCAAAAGTCTATGCTCGGGGGTGCATCGCGATGGGCTTTCCTCTCCCTTTACTCGAATCTCAACCAGATCCTTTGTTTTTTTGGTTTCCCTTGACTCGATAACTTGGCGGTATCGACCTTTGTGAGTTAAAACCATATCTCCTGGAACTATACTCTTTATGTCTACGAACCCCCTCGTTGTCTCGACCCTTGTGTCTCCGACAAAGCAGTGCCCAATTACGTGAGCTATGACCATAGTATTTGCTATATCAGAGTTTGTATCCAGCAAGAATGCATAGGACGGGTTGTTATTCAAAACAACCTCATAAACCTTGGAAAAGCCCATTTCTCCTTGCATCTTCTGATAATCATAGGATTGGCCGTAACTCCAGTGCCTAGCCCTTGTTGGTAGTCCATAGCTGATAACCTCAAGCATTGTATCTTGAGATACAACCTCGTAATTTATCGGATAAGGGTCGAGATTCATATCTTCGGCCATCTTTTCCAAGATTTTTATTCTTTCAGTTAGGACCTTGTTCATTTTTTAACCTCTTTGTATGCTCTTCCATCTATGTTAAAGAATAACTTTAACGCATCAAAAACTTCATCCTTAGATGATATCCTCATTGAAACGAATCTTGTTCTCTTTATTTCACCCTCTAGCATATAAGAGAGTTTCTTATCATCCGTCCCCCAAGAATATGAATCGCCAAGGTCTATTTCTCCATACCCTATTGCTCTGACCATCGGCAGCATTTTTTTAACGTAATCAATGACGAGCATGTTGTCATTAAACCAGTTGTCGCCGTCGCTGAACTCAAAAACATAATTATTCCACTGATCAGCAGGGTGATGCTCACTCATATGCTCGTAGGCAAGCTTAAAGGCCGAAGAACACTTTGTGCCCCCAGAGCCGCTCATACTAAAGAATTCTTTTTCAGTTGTAGTAAATGCACTTACATCATGGGCGATAAAAACAAGTGATATATTTTTATATCGCCTCTTAAGAAACTGAACCATCCAGAAATAAAAGCTCTTTGCAATAAAGACTTTATCTTGTGTCATGGAGCCACTGATGTCCATCATAAGATAAACCGCAGCGTTTGATAAATACTCTTTATTTACCTCATAATGGCGATACCTTAAATCGTCTTCATTGATTCCGCCGATTTTCGCCTCACCTTTTGCAGCGTTTCTCTTTAGGTTTTGAATTAAAGTCTTTTTTAGATCTAGATTTGGATAAATACCCTTTTTATTTATAGAGGAAAGCTCCTCTGTCTCTATCTCTATAAAAGAAGACTTCTCCGGCTCCATCCATGGGAGATTTAGCTCATCCATAAGGATCTCAACAAGCTCATCTATGGTGACTTCTGCATCATAGAAGACCTCGCCCTCTTTGTCGCCTGCCTTATCTCCTTTTCCCTTTCCTTTCTTCTTTTTATTTATCCTAAATTTATCACCGCCCTTGACATCGAGGCCTTGGCCTGTGCCTGAGCTGTTATTTAGCTTTCCGTACTTAAACTTATACCTATCGAGAAATCTAATCGGCACCTTTATCTTTTTATCGCCATCGGACGTAATGATATTGTGCTCAGTGATTAAGTCCTTTCCGTTTTTGCGTATAGCATCGTTTACAAGCTTTTTGTGCCTCTCAGAGTCTCTCTTGCCCCTTTGCTTTAGCTTCCAAATATCGGAAAGATTTTCACGCGATTTCGGAGAGCCAGACATTATTAATTCCTTGCCATTAAGGAGCTTACGTATCTGAGAAGCTTGTTTGCGCTTTCTGCGTTGTATCCATGCTTATCGCATAGAGTCTGCACAACTACGTTTACTCTCTTTAGCTCTTCTTCGTCGGGGTTTCTGGCAGATACGGTTAGTCGAATGACATCCTGCCTCTCATCGAATAGCTGCTTCTGAAGGGCCTCTCTGAGCTTTGCGTGCTCTCTGTAGTCATAAGCGCCACCATTTGTTCTGGCGGACTTAAGCATCTTTCTGTAGATCTCCTGGCGGAATGAGTTTTTGCCAGACTCAGTAATCCCAACCTTCTCTTCGATTGAGCGCATCAGCCTCTCATTCGGAGGAGAATACTCGCCCCATTCGTCCTCAATCTTTGCTCCATCGAGGTAAGCGCCGACATGATCCATGTAGTTGGACAGAAGGTTCTGAATCTCAGACTCGAAGTTTACGAAGAATGCCTTCTGGACCTCATTTCTGGCAATCTTAGAATACTCCTCGATAACTGTCGTAAGGATATTGTCCAGGCGGTCAATCTCCTCCTTATCGAGCTTCGGATTTGAACTAAAGCCATCTCTAATTGCTCTGATTGCATCGATAGGAGTGAGGCAGCTGGTTCCGTCTTGAGCTAGAGCTGATGAAAGCCTATTTATAATGTATCTCGGAGAAACACCGCCCATGCCCTCTGCCTCAAATTCTTTCTTGAGAGTTGGTACATCGGATTGAGAGAATCCGTCGACCTCCTCTCCATCATAAAGCTTCATCTTGTTTAGCTGAGTTAGGCCATTATTCTTAGAATCCTTAAGTCTAGATAGAATTGCGAACATTGCTGCGCAATGCAGCGTGTAAGGCGCTATATGTACGTTCTTGAACATAGCCTGGCCGATAAGCTTCTCGTAGATCCTTACTTCCTCTGATACCTCAAGGTTATAGGGAACCTTTACGACAATAATTCTGTCATGAAGGGCTTCCATTTCGTCCTTTGCTAGGAAACGCTTATACTCGGTCTCGTTAGTGTTATGGCAAAGAACCTGCCCTATACCTGCGACGAATGAGTGATTTCCTTCACATGCAATGTCGAATACTTCTAGTGACTCTACATATAGAGATTCTATTTTATTTACACCAGCATTTGTATTCTTTAGCCTAAAACGGATACCGTAGGCATCTTTTCCAGTTGTCGTGTAACCATGATAAATCGAGTAATCCTTACCCAGAATAGAGGATATAAATCCAACTTGGGAGGCAAGCATCTTTGAAGTAGTTTTGTATCTAAAGAAGTTTTCCTCATACTCTTCACTTGCATTATCAAAGTAGAAGTTTGTGGAGCCATCACCTTTTACTAATTCGTCTAAGAAAAATGTTAGCATCTCATTGCTTAGATTGAATACAAAGTTCGGAACCTTCTTGCCATCGGAGTATTTGCCGCAGTTTAGCTCCAAGAGGTCTTTCCATATCTTGGTTGACAAATGAAGTCTGCTTGTTCTATCTTTTTTATCGCTTCTGTCCTGAAGAGAAGATGTGGAGGTGCTAATTCTTTCGGACGCAGACTTTATGAGGCTAAGCTCGTTTAATGACTGCTGACTAATAATGGCATGAGCGCTATTTACATGTCCCTCAGTAATATACCATGCCATAGTTTTTAGCAAATCTTTTACATCTTGAGTGTCCTTAAGATTGTATCTAACTTTAACTTTATTTTTTCTAAATTGGCCATTACCCTTATATCCTTCGATATCCTTTATTCTGGCATAGCCATCATCATCAACTTCCATATCTTCTGATAGCTCCAAGGTAAAGCTCTCTGCAACTTCAATTAGCGGAGCTTCTCTTAGGGCGCAAACATCTAGTTTATCCTCGGGATAGAATGGCTCAAGATCATCAGAGTAAATAGAGTGATTATACGTAGTTTCTACAACTCCATTTTTTTGAATAGTTTTAATTAGATTTCCAGTAAATGGATGGCTATAAAAATTCTTTACCTTTGTCCATTCAAATTCTTTTGTATTTAAATTCATGGCAATAACTTCAATGTTAGTATCGCCCGCCCTAGCTAGATCTGCGATTGTATCAAACTTTACTAGTCCATCTTTTCTATAGGGAACAGGCTCATCGCCAACAATACTATGAGCTAGCAAAAACTCGTCAGCATAAATGAACGGAAATCTGCCAGTTTTAATATTTTTCTCTTGAGCAAGGGTCAGGAGAACATAAAGGAACTTCTGATCGACTTTGAGCATCTCAACGAACTCCATGATGCCTCTATTCGCTACGTTCAGCTCTCCATCAAAGCGGTAGGCTCTGGGGTCTGACTCAGAACCGAATTCGCCAATCTTGCTCAAGTCCATTGAGCCTACAAGCTCGGATACATCCTGACTCTTCTTGTCTGATGGAACAAACGTTCCCACTCCTATTCTGGACTGCTCTGAGAAGAACATTCTTTCTACAGGCAGCTTAAGAAAGTCTCCATCATACTTTTCCTTTAGGATAAGGTCCATGTAAGGAGAAAGCTTTCCATCAATCTTTATGCCATAATCGTCAAAGAACTTCTGCCTTAGTGATTCGGGGATAGCAGTAAGCGGATCCTCATACATTGGAGACTCTGATAAGCAGTAGGTCTGGCCCTCATCCGTCTTGGCGAACTTCTCAAGACCTCTCTTCAGGGAGACGGCTAGCTGGGACTTTCCGGAAGAAGTGGGTCCGTATAGCAGAAGGATTCTTCTGGAAACCTCAGACCCGGCGGAAGCAGCCTTTAGGTAGGACATAATCTCTGTAAGCGATTCATCTATTCCGAAAAGATCCTGGTCAAAGAAGTTGTATTTCGTGATATTGCCATCCTCATCGCGCTCGATGCCTTGGGACTCAATCATTCTCAGAACTCTGGTGTGAGAACTCATATGAATTTCTGGATTTTCCGTAACCATGCCAATATAGTCAGCAAGAGTCCCGCTCCAGTTTAGTGAACTTTCTTCGTCAACATGATTTTCTAATAGCTTTAGAAGATTTGTTTTCTTAGATTGAGGCATGATTTAGTTTTCTCCATATATATTTCTAATTGTTCTCGAATCACCGGACCTAACTTTATTAGCAATTTTTTTGGCTTCTTCTTTTATCTCGCTAATAATTGTTTCTTTATCCTTTTTTATCTTACTAGATAAAGTGCCAAATGTTTGAGTGAATTCGCAAATATCGTTGCATTTATTACACTCTATTTTTTTAAAATGACCAGAATTTTTCAGCTCTAAATAGAGGGCTATAGAAAAGCTGTATTCCACCTCTTCTGAGCAATTAGTGCAAGAATATCTGTATTTAGCCACCTACTCTTCCTCTTCTGAATTATATATTACGATATCTTTTTCTACTTTTAGCTTGCCAGCTAAAGAAAAATCTCTTAATATTTTCTTTTTAAATTTCGCGTCGGTAACCCTAATTGTTATCTCTAGGTCATTAGACTTTGGGTTGTATAGAAAGTTTTTTATCTTACCTATTTCTTTTTCCGTCATAAAGCGACTCTATTGCTGTTTTGATATGAGGGTTGTCTATTTCATTCAAAAGAAATAGCAGATCTGTTTGAGGCAGTTTTTCTATTTTAGCAATTGATGACAGTGGCACATGCAATATAAAGCTAGGCTTTTCACCTGCAGATAATCCTTCAAAATCATCGCTAATCGGCACAACTGCAAGTGAGTCATCTTTCATGCTAATGCTATTTACTATATATTTTTTAGAAATATCTGCATATATTGTTTTTAAAATAATTAAGTCATTTTTGCGAATAGATTCGATGTTATATTTCATTTTCATCACCAAAATCTTCCGCCCAGTCATCCGGCATATCTTCTATTCTAGAGTTTGGAAATACCTTTCTTAGCGATACTTTGCCCTTCGCACCGTCTCGGTTTTTAACTATATGGATCTCCATATCTTCGCGAAGGCGCTCGTCTTCCCTGTTGGCTATTATAAACACGACCGCAGCGTTATCTCCAATCATTTTTGAGCGTCCAAGATCTTCGAGAGAGACATCGTCAAGCTTTTTGCCGCCGGTCTTTTTCTGCTGAGCCTTTCTTTGCGCCGCAGTTACAACTGGAATATTCTTTTTCCTGCAAAACTCATGAAGCTCCTCTGACACTCGGCCTACATCTAGCCAATCTGATCCAACCTGACCTATCGTGGGCTTCATTAGCTGCAGGTAATCCACGAATACAGCATCTGGCTTGAAAACTCCAAGAAGATTTTCATACTTAGCCTCGATCTCCCCCATTGTTGTTCCGCGAGGCATGTCCAGAACGTAAAATACTTTATCATAATCTTTTTGAAAATCTAAATTAGCAAGCCATCTCTTTTCTTCTACGTCGGTAAGCTGCGCTCTTGCGATGCCTCTGTGTCTTACATTTGCCACATTTGCATCCACCCTTTGCTCTAGCTGCTTTTTGCTCATCTCAAGAGATATATAAAGAACATTTTTTCCATCGTTGAATCCGGTAACGCCCTCAGACGGGACGTTGCTTCCAAGCCATGCATTAATTGCCATGTTCATCATCAACATTGACTTACCAGAAGAGCTTGCGCCGCCAATTACAAGCATCTCAGAGTTTTTAATGCCCCAGGTGTAATCATCCAGCTCTTTGTAACCAGATAGAAAACCTCTAATTTCATCCGGGTTCTCCATCGTATATTTATAGTCGTCCACTCTTGAGTCAACGGACTGAGTTACGTTGCCCTCGGTAAAAACGTCAGATTTATAGAGCCTTTCTGTTTTGGATATTATCCTTTTTAGCTCATCGTTGTAGTCGACCAACGATTCATAATCCGAATCCAGCTCTTCTGCTTTTTCTGCAAGACGATCGATTAGATATTTGTTATATCTTTCTTTTATTCGATCAATATAGAAGCCTATTTCATTAGCGCTACAACTTTCACCTCTGATAAAGTCTATTATTTCGGTCTCTTCCTCTTCTGCATCAAGAAGCTTTTCCAGAACCTCATACGATGGAGGACTCTTGTGTCTGGAGTAATAAGAGTGAATTTGAAGTGTAGCAGGCTTAAAGCTTGGGAGGACAACCAGCTTCAAGAGATCAAACTCTATCTGCATATAAACATCATTTACATTGGATGATCCCTTGAGCATCCAATTTAAAATTTTGGCATCATGCATTATTTTCTCCGATAATCTTTGCCGCCAACGATAAACACGTCGACATGTCGTGACCTAAGTGATTTGAAAGATTTTGCGAAGAACCCCCCAAATATAGAATCTAAGTCATTATCATTTGAGCATAATATGGTCGGCAATTGGTTCTGGAACCTTGTTCGCAAAACATACTCAAGAGAAGTACCAAATAGCTGCTCGGCCTTCTCGGATGGAAAAATCCAATGAGATGAAAATTCATCTATAACGAGAAAGTCCTTGCCGATGAGTTCCTCATAGTATTTCGAGGTATCCATCTGGCTGGATAGCATGTTTGCAACAACATCCGCCATAGTTGTGTATAGTGCCGAATACCTATTTGCTATCGCAAGTTTTAATATGCAACATGCGGTATAGGTCTTCCCGGTACCAAGATTTCCTGCAAAGATTAGCGACTTACCTGCATCATATAGGGCGTCTATATCTTCTATTCTTTGCTTTATCGTTCTCTTAAAGTTTGGGTCACCCTCAAAGTCCTTGAAAGACTTCGACCAATACTCTACCGGAATATTCGCGGAACAATATTTGTCTAGTCTTGCGGATTTTGCCTCGCACCTTATGCAACCATCTCCTGAACAGGCGGTACAAGACTCCTTAACCTGCTCTTTTTTTCTCTCAATCTTTTTCCTCGGAATCACTCTCTACCTCGAATAATAGATTTGATTTTATATCCTTATCTCCAAAGAATACAGAAAATTCATCCTCATCTTTTGAGCCAACTAAAGATGATGGAATCGAAAGGGTAGAATCTGCATACGATATTCCGTTCATTGGGAAGTCATTGGCAGGCCCACTTGGGCGACCCTCCGGAACAGGATAGTCGTAGCCTGCTTTTTCGTCAACAGGTTTTTGCAAAACAGACATACAAGCTACCTTATCCCTCATTATAATCGATAGAATATCATTATTTTCTATAATAATTTTTTGATCTTTAAAAATCTTTACCCGACCTGATATTTGCCAGCCACCGTCTAAATAGAATACGACGTTCTTTCCTATTATAACTGAATTATCCATCTTTTGAATTATCTTCCTTTTTATCACAGCCCATATTGCGAGCCACCTTTGCTGCTCTGGCTCTTCCGGCAGATTTGTGAACGTAGCTGCCATCTATTGAGTCTATTTCCAGCTGACAGTAAACGGAGCAAAACGGGCTTGGCGATGTGTCGTAGTAATTATATCTTTTTCCACAGACTGAGCAGCTTACGTTATCTCTCAACAATTCATCCTCCAAGGATGTACATAGTTGTGTACTCTCGCTTTATCCACAGCCCTTTATTGTACTCAAATTTATTTGAATAAGGCATGCACAGTCCTCTCATGGCATTTCTAATGCCCTGAGGCGTTACTGATAGTTTTTTAGCTAATTCTTCCGCAGAATAACTTACTTCATATCTTGTTCTTTTTATTATCTTTTTTTGTAGATCTGTAAACATATTTAAAATCCAATAAATTTTTTGGCCGTGCCAACGTAAGATTGCCCAAACCACGCCATATCCAAGTAGCTTTCAAGAAATTTCTCCATCGCCTCCACGATTGGTAGATTCCAGTCTAATTCATTAGACATTTCTAAAGCAGCTTCTTTTTGCCTTTTTTCCGCAGACCTAAGCACAGCAAGCGGATTAACTCCCAGTGAATTAAAGCTATAAGCAATTTCTCTTAGTCCGTCAATCTCATATTTTAACATTTTGCACTGCCAAGCGAACAAGCTTATAATCTGGAATGTTGAGAATTCGCCCAGAACCTTCGGGAGATGCTTTACTCCTAGCGCAATGTGCCTTGCCTCATCTTTCTCATAATATATAAGCAAATCTGAAAGAATTGGCTCTACGTTATTTTTTCTTAATTGAGAAAATATAGATATTGCTACAGGCTCAACCATAAGCTGCATCCCAAGTAATCTTCTAGCCATATCTGACGCTGCTAAAACTTCATTCAATCCAACTTCTGAGTGCTCTGTCAAAAAGCCTCTTCCATCTGGCTCATAATCTAAAACTTTTCTCATGTAATCAAGCATAACATAAAAATGTCTTGCTTCATCGTGTGCCTGTGAAGTCGCGGCTAATTTAGCACCCATATCGTCTATTTCTGCCGCCAAAAAAGCTGAGGCTTTCCACGCTACTAGCTCTCCCCAAAGGATAAGAGTTAATATCCTTATTAAAGACCCTCTTTTTTCCTCACTCAGCGTTGGTTTTCCGTGCTTTTCGATAAGTTCTGAAAGAATCTTCCTTCCATCCCAAATATTATTTTGTCCCTTGTGATAAATATTGCTAAGAACCTTAGTCGAAGAGGCGAGGTGATCGTTATTTTCTTTTGCAATTTCAAAATTTATTCCAGACATTATTTCACCTAAAGAATGAGCCCTCTTCTCCTCTGCTTTTCGTAATGGGGAGACGTAACCTCGCCTTCCCATTCGTGCTTGCAATCTTCATTACAGCAGCGCAAAGTTGCCTTCATATTCATATCCAAGGTTTTTGGATTGTGTGCCATCACTATAATATCAGTATATTGATAGTTTCCGCATTTTGGACATTTATTCAGTCTTTCGGCCATAGTTGCTTATCCTCTAAGCTCTTAGGGTTTAATGAGTTTTTGTCGCAATAACATTGTCCAACCTGCATAACTGGAGCATAGTTTTTGCATAGCCTAGCGCACTGCTCGTACTTATTGGACTTCAAGGCCATTCCGAAGCAATAAAGCGTTATGCATATTAAGGCAAAAGTACTCCAGTTTAAAGAAGTCCATCTTTCAATTCGGTGAAATATGCTCATGGCGCCACCTCCCGCCCTTCGGCGTCGAGTAGGACGAGGGTGCAGCTACACAGGTCAGCCAGTGCAGGCCCGACCCATTTTGCGATCTCGTGTCTAGGCCAACTACGGTCGCTCAGGGCAGGGTAGTCCACCCACCACTGTGGGGTCGTTGTCGCCGCCGCAGTCGCACGATCCAGCCCCTCCGCCACCGGCTTCCCATCCCACGCGAGGACGAGGGCATCGTGCTCCTCGATGCCCGCCGCTTTGCATCCTGCACGCCACCACGAGTTGCCTTTGCCGTCGTGGTCTAACCAAGCTGTCGGAGGACGGGCACCGCACGGCCCCTCCTTCAGCAGCCCGTGAGGGTCGCCCTTCTCGGGCACTAGCAAGACGGCGTGTACTTTACTCATGGCGCATCCTCCAGCGCGCGAAGCCTCACCGGACCATCCCAGCGGTCACACCTCTGGCATCCGGTCCTCGCGAGAAACACACCATCAGCGGCCGAGACGATCTCCTGTCGGTCTGGCCCGCATTGACAGGCGTCACCGACCAGCACCACTACACACACGTCAGCGTGCGAGTTGTATCCATCAGCCCAGCCCCGGCAGTAGTCCTCGGACCCCTCCCTATAAGCAACGAACCCGGTATTCGTGAAGTGTCCGACTTTGGCTCTGCTCATGGCGCAGCCTCCAGTGCGGCCACAAGGGCCTCGGCAGTGGGGAGCCAGCCGTCCGTGATGTTGCCAGCCTCACCGCCAGAGCGGATCACGCGGGCCATGTCGAGGCACAGGTCAATGCGGCACTCGGGGTGTGCCTCCTGCACCAACGTGATCAAGCCCAGCCGGGTCAGGTCGTCGGTGAGGTCTGGGACCATCGTAGGGTGAATGGTGTGCGGCACTCGACAAGCACGTACCGCTCCCCATGCCATAGGTAGGTCTTCTGGTACAAATGCCCGCATCCCCGGCAGCCAGCGAAAATGCCTACAGTTCACCAGCCTTTTCGCAAGGCTCGGCGGTGTTGTCTCGGTGCCACTCGTCGTGGTGTTTTCTACAGAAGCATCGGACATCTAGCCACCTCTCTGTGTGGTACGAGTCGTGGTGCCACGCGTGCGGGCCGGAACACTCGCCGCCGTTGCCGCCGCAACACTCCACGTCCTGTGCTCGCGGCAGCCTGCCCGACTGCACGGCGTTGTTGACTGCTGCCTTGCACAGCATGTACCAACGTCGCTTTTGGTAGTAGGCACGATCTGTGGCTCGGCCTTTCTCACTCGCCCGGTACTTCTTCTTAGCCCTAGCCTGTGCTTCGCGACCCTTACGGCTCTGCCTGTACCGCTTGTAGGTTGCGGCACGCTCGGGCGATCCCTCTTTTGCTCGGCGGCGCTTCGCTTCGCACTCCTTGCACTTAGAGTAGCGCCCGTGCTTCCCCATAGGGTTGCTCCGAAAGGCGTCAAGAGAGAGGTTCCGCTGGCATCCTGTGCATGTTTTGTCCATACACCGCCACTAACCAGCTTCGGCATCCACCGCCAGCCGGGACAGGCGACGGCGCGTTGTGCTAAGTCATTCATCGTTAAACCCCGATTCCATCAAGTGTTTTTTGTAGTCTAGCGATCTCTGCCTCTAGGGTCTTTTTCTTTTTCTCTAAAGATTTCTTTATCTTTGGCTCTTGCGCTTTCTTCCACAAAGAAAAGTTAGCCTCATAGGCTGCAAGCTTTTTAGAATAATCTTGCATTCTTTTTTCGTAAGTCTTTAATTTCTTTTTATAAGAGGCCATCTCTTGATTATATCTAAGATTTTTGCATGGCACAAGAGCTTTGAACTCCATCGATTCATAACGCCATTCATGCTTAATCTCTATATCAGACCAATCTTTTACTACAGGTTTATGATAATCAAATTTTTCGCAATATTCTTTGACAATATCTCCGATAGCCGATATCTTAAATATGCCCTCGGGAAAGTCTATTGAAATTTTCTCAATCTTTATTTTTTCCGGAGGAGTCGGCTTTGTCGGCGCTCTTGGTTTCGTCGGCTTTCTCATTTTGAATCCATTTATTATAAAAGTAAAGTGCGGCTGTAGATACTCCGCTACCCCGATAGGGTGTGCTTGAAATTATAATCAGCCTTTTATCGCCTGTCAATAGTTTTCGCTGCTCTTCGGTAATTTCCTCAAAGCCCCTCGACCACTCTTTAAACTCCGGATCATCTGGAGAGTACAAAGGCAGGGGCAAATCCCACTTAATCCCCCTCAACTACTTTCTCCTCTGGAACAATGCCGTAATCACGACTGTAGCGATAGGCAATCATCTTTGCTTTATTCATTTTAAGCAAAATTTCCAAAATCTCACCAAGACAATCTTCTACATCATCTTTATCTAGGTTATCTGATTCTCTTATTCTATCTATAGACCAGGAGAGCCTTCTCAATTCACTAATCATCTTTATCCTCCAGTGAGTATAGCCAATAAAAAGCGGTTAACTCTTCTTCGGGCTTTATATCCTTTATTGTTTTGAACATAATAAAGTCGCCCTGGATATAGGCCTCGCAGTTTGGATCTTCCGAATGATTAAAGAAAGCTCCAAGCGGAGTTCTTATATATCCATTTTCAAATCTATCATCTTTAACGTGAGCAATACCTAACTCTGTGTCTTTGGCTATGTGACTTTTGGAAAACAAACCATTGCCATCTATATCTGAAAATCCAATATATAAAAATTCTGGAAGAGGTCTGTAAGTCATTTTGTATCCTTTTTAGATTCTTTTAATAATCTAATGGCTTCTTTTTCTTTTTCAATAAGATTGTAATTTTCAGGATTTAGAGTAATTAAAGCACATACAATACACTCTTTCATGGGTGCGCCGTGTCCACATAAGTTACATGTACATTCTTGCTCTAAAGGTCCGGAATCATAACCTGCATCACAACGAGCACAATCGTACCATTTTGAAGTATCTCTTGATAAAGATTTGCTCCAGTAGTTGGGGTCTGGAAAATCTGGATCTCTCAAAATCAAACCAACCGCTTCACTTGTTGATCCGCACTCAATCCCAACGATTCTTTTTTGAACCAACTTTCCATCGAATTCTACCCATATTATTTCGTGAATCTTTGGTTCATCGCCCTTCTTTACAGTTAAAATTCTGCCTCTACCCGGTATGAAAGGGGTAATGTCAGGATTTCTATAGCACCTCATTCCTCACCCCCGGTCACCACATCAGCGATGTCGATGCCACTGTCGTAGATTTCGATGCCCGAAGGCATGGGCAGCGGATCAACCACAACCAGCTTACGGGCGATCTCCGCGTAGTTGACCCTCCGTGAAGCGAGCAAGCGACCCATCTGCATGAAGCCCCACTGCATCCGAAGGACACGCTTCGCCTTCTTCTTGCGGAGTCGCTTCTTGCCCCGATGCTTCCGCATTTCGTCAGCGAGGTTCGCCTTGATGTACTCATCGCGGGCCACCTGTCCCGTGATCATCTTGGACGCCTCGACCATCCTCGCGCTGATGCTCGACGTGGCGTAGGTCGTTGGGCCGCTCATCATCTCCTCACTGACTCCGAGCCCTGTCATGATCTTCTGCCGGAACAGATCCACCTCTGCCTTCGTGTCCATCACGGCTTCTCAGTCTGCCACAGGGCATCCGTCACCGCAGACTGGATCGCCTGCTTCACCGTGGGCGACTCGCGGGTCCACGACGAGATCGCGTGCTTCACGGCGTCACTGATAGCCGCGTCGAGGTGGCGGCGTACCGACTCCTTGATTCTGTGCTCCAGATGGCCGTTGGTCACGAGGTCCGTGATTTCTGCCTCGACCTGCTTTTGAATATCGCCCTGACGGGCAACAATAGAGTTGACGACCGAGTGTCGCATCGACTCAACGTCGAGCTGTAGTCGAATCATATGCAGAGGTTGACTGCTCATTTTCACTCCTTTGGAATAAAAGCTATATAACAAAATAAAACAATAAAAACAAGATACCAAATGATAGCTGCCAACTTACAGTGTGTATTAAGAGTGCTGTATGGCTAAAGCCTGAAGCTTCCCAAAACTTCCAGCCATCCGTTGACATTTTTGGTACCCCTCTGTAAAAAGTAGACAGGTTATAAGCTCCGTCAACATAATTATTTATTGCCCATGCAGCCAAAAAAGAATTCAAAACTACAGAGCTGGCTAGAAGCGGAGATAAGAACGCTAGGTAGGTAAAGTAAAAAATTAGGGATACAGTATTGGTCATTACAGGTGCAGCAGAAACAAGGGCTTCTTGCACGCTCGTAAATCTAACAACTTGAACGTATTGGACATAAGCCCAAACCCACCTACCGCTTATCATGCCTGGGAATGGCCATATTTTTGTAATTGTAGCTCCAAAATACTGCGCGGTAAGGGCATGTGCCCCTTCGTGTTGCAGATTTTGCGGAATCCACCAAAAAGCGCAAAACAAAAGCATTAATGGCAAAGAAACTGCGTCCATTTTATTCCCTCAAAATTTTGGCCTCAAGTATTTCGTATGGCCCCTTTTTATGGTACCCAATTTGATCATATCCACCAACGTGTATAAAGTCCTCTCCATCTATAAGACCTATAACGGAGCATAAATGACCTTTTGCAATATCTGCGGCATCGTGATTATTTGTAGCTATCTCATAGCCAATTATTCTATGCCTTGTCTCAAGCTGAACTTGATATATTGGCATTTTTTCTGGATTATTCCAACTCATCACTCATCTCCTCAACCGCTCTTTGTATTGCGGCTATGAACTCGGGGTCGTCAATCTCCTTGATCTGGGACAACGACTGACAGTGGAACAGACCCGTGTAGATCGCCCCGCAGTGCTCACAGACCTCCTCTTTTGGCCCCCGACGTGGAAGGTCTGCCAAGGATACCCCGACGTGCTTCTTGCCGGTAGGCTTCCCATCAGGGTCGATGCACTTGGGACACGGCGGCAGAGCGGGATGCCCGTGCGCTTTCCCTCCGGTGTAGGTGACACCGGGCACCATCTTGTCGAGGTCAACGAGCTTACCAAAGCAGTTGTCGCACTCATCGACTACACCGGTTGGCATGAGAACAGTGTTGCCGTCCTCCGTCTTGCGAACCCTCTCGGGGTTGTCGATGCCAATGCCGACGATCTCGGTAGCAGACCACTGGATGCGGGGCTTGTCTTTCTCACTCATCGGCCACCTCCTCCAAGTCCTCCCTACTGAACCAGTGGTACGGGAACGCCAGCTTCACCATCCCGGCATAAGGCCCCCAAGGCGGACCCTCCTGCACGATGGGTTGTGGGCGACGGGTGGCCTCTTGGAGAGAGGGCGGAGAGTCCCAGATGACTTGCTTGACGAGATACCGCTTCTCGCTTGGCTTGGTTTTGATCTCACCCATCAGCCTTTCCTCCGATGCTGCGATAAGACGGGAAGGTCGGCGGCCACACCGGAGCGTCGGGATCCCACTGGCGCAGGAAGGTGTCGATGTTGGGCCAGTGCCGAACCCAAGCGTACTTGTCCTCGCCTCGGATCAACCCTGCGAGGGCACGGCAGGACTCGCCCGGATTTCCCGCGTCCACAGTGACGAGAATTGCCACCCCCGGCTTGGTGTTGTAGGCCATGTTGGAGCCGACGTTGACCTCGACAACCGGTGGACGGACATCGAGGGGGTCGGACACATCAAGCACCAAGAACAGGCTCATTTCAGTCGGGTGTTTTGCCATCAGATGTGCTCCTTTTTTGGGTCCGAAGCAAAAGCGTGCGGATCCCCATCTAGCGAGAATTCTTCTATGATTTTGTCCAAAGAGTTATTCAAAGCATCTGCGATAGGAGTCACCCTAGTCTTATCGAGGAACTTCAATCGATATTTTATTTCATCGATAGCCCGAATCGCTTCAGAATCATTTGTTATAAATTCCATGATTTATCCCTACCGCCAGCCTTATTTAATCCAGTCAATAGACCAATAATCTTGTCTAGGCTCAGAGTCTACGCCTTTGAACGGATTATGAGCCTTAAAATAAGTTCCGCCGACCCGACATTCATTATTGACGCACCACCAGTGCTCGGAACTGTCAGAAGATGCCGAATCTTCTCGCGAATCAGCATTTTTCACAAGAGCGCTTCCACACGCAGGACAAAATAGCTTTGTCATTATCTTTATCTCCTAATTTTGCGATATAGTTTATATATGCAGCGTCCTGTTCTCTGGCAATTTTTATGGTCTAGAATTTGGGTCCGAATCAGCTTTCCGCCTTTTGCTTATCTTTATCCAGATTGCCCAAAGAATCGGAACAGCCAACCAATGGAAGCATAAGACCAGAGAAGCTGGAATGGCTGCATAAAATATCGGATGCACATAAGCTCCAATAAAGCCAAATATGATTGGGAAAAGAATATCTTCCGTAATTTCCCAGCCAATAAATATCACCGTAAATGCCAGGCCATTTTCTTTTAGAAAAGATTTTATTTTTTCCAAAGAAAAATGTTCAATCTTATGTAATAGCCTATGCTTTACCCAGTTATAAAGCTTCATTTTATCAAGTACTCTTTTGCGTGACCTTCTTTTACAAGCCAGTCATTTAATGACTCGTCGCTTCCATCTTCGCAGACGATGGCTAGCCATCTGCCATATTTTCCTTTTTTATCTTTTACAGTTTTTATCGTAATCCATTTGTTCAAGATTCTGGATCTAACTATATCTCTGACTTTTATCCCCTCTTCTTTTGAGGAACCTCTTACTTCGGGCGTGTTTATGCCGTAAAGTCTAAGCTTTTGCTTTTTTAACAAGATTCCAAAGCCTAAATCTATATCGCAAGTTATTGTGTCTCCATCGTAAACTTTAACTACATAAGATTTATATTCAAACATCTCTGCCTCAGGATTAGTGCGGAAGCATTCCGCACTCTCTCATAGCATGAATAGTCATAGGGAAATCTCCCTGTTCCTCTACAAGTCTTAGCATCTCTGCTGCAACCTGACGAACTTCAAGCTGAGCATGCTCATCGTTTCTTAGTTTTTGAAAATGAGCAAAAGATCGCCAATTAAACATAATATCACAGGTAATTTGAATGCCATAAGGAAGATAAAACCTTGCGCTTTCCTTTGCCCGCTTTCTACTATAGCCAGCTTCTTCAAGCCTGGCAATACAACTGTGATAATTTTCATAAGCCTGCCTTATAAAGGCTTCTAAGTTTTCTCGCTCAGATTCAGGCCAATCAACAGGGAGGTAATATTTATCTATCTTAAACTCCTTATATCTCGCTGATTCTGCATTACAATTGTGTATTAGAAAGCCATTTGCAACATAGTTATGGGTCCCATCTACCTCTAGATCATAAACATCCTGCACTCCGAGATACTCTACGCTAACTATCTGCTCATAGTCAAATGCCAGACGCCGCCCTTTTCTTGGCTTTCTTTTTTTAAAGACCTCTTTAACGTCCTCCTTCAAAAAACTTTGGGCAAAGGCTTCCTCTGAGGCGCGAGAGGAATGAATTTTTTTGTGGCAACCCGAACATACAGGGGCAAGATTATTATAATCTGTCGCCCTAGTCTTATCGACTGATACTGGAATAACATGGTGGCACACAAAATCCCTAGAACACCCTTCTGGGTCAATCTGAGCTTGACAAACATAATTAAATTTACTCAAAAGGGCCGGCATCTGCTCTCTTGTCCAGTTTCCAACGGTAGCCCTCCAGATTTTATAATCTAAATCTGGATTTATATTTGGATTTACACCATTCTTTTGGCGATTCAACTTGTATCCATACTTTCCTTTGTTCCACGGAATATTTCCAGGCTTAAAATCCTTATTCATATCTTTTAGAAAGATTATATCATGTATATATCCCCATTTTTTAATAAGCTCGTATTTATATCCACTTATTTTGGCAACTTCTTTCCTGGTATATTTACCCTCATATTTACCCTCATATTTAGCCCACCAATCTCTAAAGGTATATGGCTTTCCAGATACATTTATATTTATCCCGTTTACGGCGACCATATTATCTACATTAGATATGGTCGCCTTAGAACCAAAAACTTCTACGCCAAGATACTCTCCAATTTCTACAAAGCCGTCGTCCCGAGAGTAAAACTTGTGATCTAATGTAGTTGATATTGTTCTTCCGGACTTTGTAGTAAACTTATAAACATCACTCTTACCGTTATAAAAAACCTTTGATATATAGCCTTTTTTTACAAGATTTGAATCATCTTGCTTAGTCCTGCATCGAACCGGCCTACCATACTGCCTTCTATACTCCTTTCCATTTTTAGACTTCGATAAGATTCCATTCTCATATTGATCATAGAGATCCTTTATCATCACCTTTCTTACTCCGCCACTGGGCTTTGGAATGTAAATCTCGGTATCACCAGTAACGCAATTCACCCCGGCTCGATGCTTCAAAAGATGAATATGGGTGGCGATATCAGTTGTAATAAGGAAGTGCAAGGATGATTTCTCAAAGGGTGTGTGATGACCTTCGCGAGCCAGCATATTTAAAAGCTTGCCCATTCTAGCTCGCTTTTTAGGATTTAAATCACGGCTGGTGCTTGTCCATGCAGAGAGGGCGTGCGTTTCGTCGCTCCCATAAGTTCCCATTAATTCTACGGTATTTTTTGTATTTACTTTGCTCATTTCACCTTACTTTTTAAGCTCTTCAGTTTCGAGATCTAAAGGCAAGCTTATTTCTGAGTAATAAAGATCAGAATAATGCTTAATCTCTTTTCTTAGCCTAGAGATTTCTTCTACTGCTTTTTCCAAATCATTTCTAATCAGCATTATATTCCACCTGTCCAGTGAATCGTCTAGGTGGGACTTTATCTCATCCAAATCATCTTGAGTCATTTTCATCCCTCCCCATCGATAAGGCCTTAGATTTTCCATCTTCGCCTATCCCGACAAATACTACCCGGTTGAACTCCGCAATTTCTTCCCCAGAAGATGCGTTAACCACTTTTGCATAGAAAGTTATGCTAGTCTTTCCTTTCTTTAAAAAAGAAACCTCTATCTGAACAATATCTCCTCGTGATGCTGAAGATATAAAGTTTATCTCAGATATATTTCTTGTAGCGCAGATGCTTCCCGTAAGTAGCCTTGCTTGCATTCCGCAAGCTTCATCAACCCATTTCATTAAATTGCCGCCATGCAAGGTGCCATGAGCATTTAAATCTGGTTGCGTTACAAGGTATCTATAACTCCAATTTATATTTTTCATAATTAATATTTTAAATTAAATAATCTCATCAATTACGCCTAGTTTTAGGGCTTCATCGGCGCCCATATACCAGTCAACCTTCTTCTTCAGAATTTTCTTTAGCTCTTGCTCTGTGATTCTAGTCCTCTGAAGGGTGATGTCTTCAATTCTCTTCTGAAGCCTCTTCGTCTCCTTTAGCTTCTCCTCCATATCCTGAACCTTTCCGAAGAAACCGGTAGATACTTGGTGATAAAGAGGGGTAGAAAGAGAGTAGCCAAAGCGCTTATGGCCGGAAATTAGAATCATAAATCCACAAGACATTGCTGCGCCAGTCACAATTGTATGAATTGGCGTTTGACTCTTCTCCATAACCCCAAGAAGGCCAAAGCACTGATAAACCTGCCCGCCATACGAATCAATGTATATCTTAATTGGAGAAGGCGAATAGCTTATTCCGTGAATAGAGTAAAGCTTCTCAAGATAGCTGTCATGCTCGTTGATATCAACGATGGCCTTCGTTAGGGCATTCATCGTTTTCTGCGTTACTTGGTCGGGCAGATATAGGTTTCTCCCCTTTGGGGTCGGTAGCGTGTCCATTTAAACTCCTTTTGTCTTTTTTGTGAAAATCACCATAATCAAATGTGAGGGATATGTCCATAAAGAATTTTGAAGAGAAACCTACTCCCTGTTCTGCTCGTATTTATCCCACAGAATTTCAAAAATATAATTTGCAATTGTTAATAGCAAATGTAAAAAAAGAGTAAACCAAGTTGCGGACTTCACGTCTCCAGTAAATAAAAATATAGCCAAGTAAGTTAAGACAATTGATATAATTCTCCATAAGATTATCTTCTTGACGAGAAGGCTTGCATCGCTCATAGCAGCCCCATATCTTTGGCTTTATTTATAACGCATACCTCCAGGGAATCATTGCCTAAAGAGTAGGAGAGCGCATACTCCTGCAGCATTTTTAAATCTTTTAAATCTTCTATTTCGTGGAACTCAAATATGCTGGGAGCTGCTGCCTGCACCCATCGGAGTAGTTCCTCAATTGAACTTTCAGCCTTCTTTTTGGCAAGGAAGGCAGAATACATTCTTTCAAACTCATTGATCATGGAAGGAAGAAGGAAAAGTTGCGTGCCAGTAACTGACTTTTCACCGCGCCTAAACTTATAGTCAAACATCCAATTTATATAATTGTAAATCTTGACCGTTACCTCTTCTTTTATTTTGCTTTTTTCTTCTTTTGGAAGAAAGCTATAATTTTCTGGCGCTATAGTTTTAAAAAGCTTTGCGAAGTCACGACTCTCTTTTCCCTTACCGGGATCACCCTTCCATCTGACTAATCTAAAGCGCACACCATTTTTTTTCTCATATTTATGACAGAAGTAAGCCATAAGGGTTATGTGATTCCAGGTACTTTTAGGCTTAGAAATCCATTCAGGTATATTTGAGTAAAATTCTTCTTGATTCATTCTTTCCCCGCCGATAGTTCGGCATCAAGAACGATATAATCAAAATATAGGCCCAGTCAACAAATAAGCCAGGACGTTTATGCCCACTTTACGGGTCCTCGCTTGGGATATGACCTTAGGGCTTTGTTTTTCTGGATCTTTATATCAAACCCTGGCTCACTTTCGTAAACCTTGATTCTTGCCTCAGAATGATCTCTTAAATACTTACAATTATCAAAAAACTCAACGACAATAGCCTGGGTTTTCCCCTCGCTCTTTCTTATGACTCGACCAATTCTCTGTAAGGCACGTCCAGATGACTTTCCAGATCCAGCAAGGATTAGGGCATCCAGCTCAGGTATGTCAACTCCCTGGTCGAATATCTTTGATGCTATCAGAATGTCCAGCTTACCATCTTTCATCTCCTGTATGGATTCCATGCGTATTTTTGATGTCTTTGCTCCATCTAGGAATTTTACCCTGAAATCATCTGATAACCGGTCCATCAGAGCATCTCCGTGTCCTACTCTGACCACCAGGATGAGGACTTTTTTACCTTTGCTTACGAGCTTTTTGGCCGCCTTTACTATTAGATCATTTCTATCATCATTTTCGACAATATAGTTCTTATATACGTCATGATAATTTTTGCCAACAGCCCTCATGACCGGTACATCTAAAAAGTAGATCTTTGGCTTTACTAGATAGTTGTTTTTTATCAAATAAGTAGCATTTATATCTACAATTTTTGGCCCAGATACAGCTTCAATTAAAATGTCATCGCCAGTATCTCTCCATGGCGTTCCTGAGAAAAGAAAACGATGTTTTGCCGAAACGCTTGCTCTATGAAGAAACTGAAGAGTTTCTGAAGCTGCATATTGGCACTCATCAAATATGAATAGTTGCGCCTCTTGAACCTTCTTTCTTACCATCGCCTTATTTAGAGCATTTATATGCTTTTTTGAATCTAAAGTGGTATCGTTATCTGTAATTTTGACCTTTTTATTGAAGGCCGATGCGGCAGACCAGATCGTCATTATGGTTACTTGCTTTGAAACATCGCATTCCCCGCCGCCGACTATGCCGCATTCTATACCGTAAGCAGATTCAATTGTTTTCTTCATCTGATAAAGAAGTTCAATACCAATAACATACACAATTGTTGGTATATTATATTTTGCAACAACGGAAGATATAACGAAACTTTTACCAGAGTTATGAGTTACGGTAAAGTCAGATAACAAATATCTATTATCCCCATCAACTTTAAAGCCAAAATAATCGTCATATCCAGCTTCTTCATAGGAAAATCCAGTTACTAGAACATCCTTTTTTTGCAATCTTTTTGTCGCCTTTTTTCTAGGAAGCTTACACGGAATTTCGCTTAAATCTCCAGATAGGCTGACTCTAAAGTAGTAGCCTTCTGCACCATTATTTGTGCAAATCTTTTTTTGTCTCGAAACATAAGCTGCAAAACCAAGGCTTCGTGCAACAAAAGCAAGATCCCTAGAAAGCCTCTCAGACTTAGAGATAAAATCATAACTCCTTCCATCGCAAGAACCATCCGCATCTAAGAGGCCAGCCAAAAGACTTAGTCTATCACTTCTATTTGAAGTTTTATAGTCTTGAGGAATAAATTTTGTTCCAGATCTAGTTTGGTGTAGCCCTTCTTTTCTTATTATATTTATGAGCTTATTTTTGCCCTTATTTTTAAACCCAGTAGTGAAAAAATAAGTTAAACCATTTTTTCTTAGATTTAAGTCCAGCCTTTCCGCCTCATCTTTACAGTAAGATATAATTTCTTCATCTACAGATGTTATTCCAATTGAATCGTGAAAGCTGCCATCACCAAGCAGTAGGCCCATAAAATATGGATCCATAGATAATTGCTTTTTGGGAAAATCTACACCAACTCTAAATAGCTTTCTTATATGTTTACCATAATCGCTTAGCTTTTCCCATTCAGAAAATTTTATATCCTCAATATTTCCGGCTAATTTATCACAAGCTCTACGACGAGTTCTTTTTAGGGAAAGTATATGCTCCTGGTTTATTACAAATGACTCACCCTTGGTAGGTATTATTCTTACCATCCTATCTTTTCCGCGACAGAGCTGCAGGACCCTTCTTGGCTTAGAGTCTGGACCCATAATACGATCACCAACGACTACTTCTTCCACCCTTTTTGTAGATCCATCATACATGAGCACTTCAGTGCCCCTTGCATGACAGCCCGTGGCCATCTTAATAATTCCGCTACCATTGCTATAGGCTGTTTTTACAGCGTTTAGCTGATATGCTCTGGGTTCAAAGTCACTATTTTTTTGAGGAACAGGGCTTCCATACTCTAGAGTCGGCCTTTTATCTACAATTGAATATTCAATATTCTTGCTATTGAGAAATTCCTTGACCATAGCCAGCAGACCTATGGGGAATTTTCCGTTCTTTTGAAGAAGACGAACCTTTCCGTCCCACCCGCCATATTTCCCCTGACTTCCAAACCCACCTCGACCGCCGGCCATAAAGCTGTATCCAGGATGATCATAACTTAGCTTATTTGAAAGCTCTTTTACGTTCTCCTCGCTAATTTGACCAATAAGCTGGCAGTTGACATTTTCTATTTTTATCTCTAGCATTTTATTAATTTAAGAATGGCAACAAAACATGTCAACTATTACAGCAGGAAATATTGCAGAACGCTACTTCTTATTCTTTCTCCTATCTATGAGGGAAGTTCTTCCGCTTGACCTCTGCATTCTGCTGAAAGCAGAATTTTTCTTCTTAATCTTCCTATTAAGCTCTCTGCTCGTTGCGTTTACTTTGTCTTCCTCAAAATCAAGCGTCATAGTTGCTGCACTATTCTTTTCTTTTGACTCAGCAAGAAGTGCCTGCTCTTCGCTTTCTCTTTTCAGATTTTCAACTCGGTCCTTTGGAAGCCCAAGACCTGCAAACCAGCTGTAAATCTTAATTGAATCACCATCTGATGGCGTTGAATAAACGCCCTGGAAGATAGAGGCCCCATTAGTCTGCTGAGAAATCATGTGGAAGCAGTAATTGATGTTCAGAGCAGGAAGCCTCTCTAGCGCAGACTCTGGTCCTGTAATTATAACGCCGCCTGCCCTGGTCTGGCTTAAATCAAAGCCAGATGCAAGCATATTTCCGTCTAAGCTATTCATTACAGCTTCTGCTAGAGCAGTCTCCTCCATGTAATCATCAACCTCTATAACGCCGTAAGTTGAGCAGTTTCCTGCTGCAATAATCTTTGCAAAATCGCTGGGATCTAGCGAAGTAAACTTTGACGGACTACAAGTTAGCGTATTAAATACATGTAGTGGCTCGATAATGGCTTCATTTGAAACTTCCCAGAACTTTGACTGACTGAGGTCAGCATAAATCTGCTCAATTCTGGCATTATCAACAACAATAAGGTTTACAACCATCTTGTTAACTGCCATCCTTGCTAGTCGGGATAGCGTCTCTATTGAATTCTTCTTGGACTGAGCATCTTCAGTCGCCTTAGGAAGAACATAGATAACTCCAACCTGTATTCCTGACTCAAATAGCATTGAAACCATTGTTTCAACAGAGCTTGAGCCGGTTCCACCGCCGCCCGATACCGCGACATAGACCATGTTGTTGCCGTCTACAATAGGATCGAGGAATTCGGCAAGCTGATCCTGAGATTCTTCGAAAATCTCTCTTCCGAGATCTAAGTCTTTGCCAGTTCCGCCCAGGCTCCCCTCTAGCAGCAGCTTCTGGTGCCCCGGAACTTCTATGAACTCAAGATCTTGAGCGGAAGTATTTACGACGCCTACATCGTAACCTTTCTTGTGGAATACCTCCGCCAATCTTGAGCCAGCTTGGCCCACGCCAACTACTGCAAACTCTATACTTACGGATCTTTTAGATATAACCTGCACTTCCTCCTCCCAATCTGTTTTTTCGGTCTTCTTTGAGGCGAGCATATTGTTAAGCTTATTCAGAACGTCCGGATCCATGCCGTCAGAGCTGCTATCCGCTTCTTCCTCTTCGCCTTCTCCAAAGGCTTCCATTAGACTTTTGTTCTCGGCTTCAATCTGCTCTTTTGTTTTTTTAGCCATTACATTTTCCTCATAATATATGTTCAGTTGTTTAAGAATTTCTTCCGAAGAAGTTACTGCGTGTGGCACGACTCCTGTTCCATTATACGAAATTACTCTGCAAAGATAATCCGTATGGATGTTCATGGGATCTACGTCTGTAGTTATTATATCGCACCCGAATTTTTTCGCCTCATAAAATGCCAAACCAAGCCCTTCCCTTGTAGAGGGGGCTATTAAGCAATCTGACTTTCTATATATATTATATATCTCACTTTTGCTTAAAATATCATTTATTATCATAATATTATTAGATTTTTCAGCAATAGTCCGCTCTTTATCTGACAATCTTCCGGTTATTATTAATTTTGAATTTTCGACCTTATCTGAGAACGCAGAAAAAGCCCTTAAGACGTTCTCCGTATTCTTTTGAGAGAATGATGGATTTAATGATGCCTGATGATAGAATGTAAACTCTCCCTCTGACTTTTTAAACTCATCCAGATGATCATCTGCATCATTCGCATAATCCCAAGCTGTCTCATATACAGTTTCTTCTGGGAATAATCTAGACGCCGTCTTTGTTAGGGATATTATACCATCGAATTTTGAATAAGAACCTCTTTTTAGATGGCTTAAGTCAACCCACTCTGGCATGGGTATGTCGTAAATCTTGGTCCCGCCAGACCTCTTTATTCGATCAACCCAGTCTGCCGTTGGCATAAAAGTTTCAAGAGAAAATATAATATCTATTTTATTCCTTGCAGCGAAAGTTACTATATTATTCCTGTTGTATCTGTTAACCTCAACTATATTGAGGTTATTTAAAAGATTTTTATCGCTACGATCGGGGTAAAATGGAGCAAATCTCTGGTTTACCTTTCTATACTTTTCCTTAGGGAAAAGGTAGACTTCGTTGTTCTTGGAAAGCTCCTTGTAAAGAGATTTGCCCAAATAAAACAACCCTGATTCAAATAAATATGTCTTTATTAAGATTCTCTTATTTTTCAAATTTACTAAATTCATGCTTTAAAACTCGTACTTTAGACGCCATTCTGATTATCTCATTATTGACCCTTCCTGCATGAACTGAGTTTTCGCTATTCGTAAGCGATCCGCCATTTTTTATAACAGAGTAATAATAAAGAACTTTGTGGATATATTTTATTGGATACTTCTCCACCACACGCAACCACATATCATAATCTTCCGATATCCATAAAGATTCATCAAAGAATCCTACGTCATCAAAAACCTCCCTCTTTATCGTTGTCGATCCCGATGCAACTAAATTCTGCCTATACATTAGAGGATAGTTTATTTTAATTGGACGACTGTAGAACGGCCTCATCACCTTTGTTCTGTTGTATATTATTTTATAATTTCCACAGGTCATTGCTATGTCGCCATCTTTTCTAAACTCTTCGACGCTATAATAGAGCTTTTCCTTTGCCATTATATCGTCTGCATCTAATAGCGAGATGAGATCCGCATCGGTCGATTTAATGCCAAGATTTCTTGCCGCCGATGGTCCAGAATTTTTATCTGTTTTCAAAAGTTTTACCTTAGGATAAAGCTTTGTTATAGCGCTAATATTTTCTGTAGAACAATCGTCAATCACAGTTATCGAGAAATTCTTGTATGACTGCTGCAAACAGCTTTCTATTGCCTGCTTTAGATAAGGACCTGGATTGTAAGCCGGAATGATTATTTCTACTTTCATTTTTGTTGCAACTCTTGATCGCCCTGCTTTATTTTACCCGATTGCTTTTGGCCAGGGCAAAGAGTTTGAATCAAAATAATGCATACAGAAAGAAATAAGCATAAAATTGTTTTTCGATCTATTGTTTCGCCCTTCATGAGATAAGAGAGGATCGCAAAAATTATAACGCCGATTCCAAAGCTTACCAGCTTTGGCGGCCACAGATTTCCATCAAAATACTCCACAAGATACTTCCAGCCATAATAAAACAATGCACTGCATGGGATCGAGAAAGTCATTATTGTAAATAAGGGGCGCTTATCCCACCAATCATATATAAATTGTAGATTCACCTGCATCCAAGCAACTATATTTGCTATGATCAGAAGGACGAGTGAATATAATAGAGTGTTTCCGCTCATCTTAATAAATCCATCGGAAACTGCTAATGAAAAAGGCAGCTAGCGGATAAATGCTCACGATCTCCACAGCTACCTCCCATAGTCATCTTGTATTCTAACTACATCATCCAGCTCAGTTGTCGAAACTTCCATTAGCTTTACATCGCCATCCGGAGCGCAGAATCTATGAATCAGCCCCGGACTAATATGCATTGATTCGCCCGGATTTAACATAATTTCTTGCAGCGAATCCTCCGAATCACCGCAAACCAGCAAAAGCCTTCCCTCTAGAACTCGGATAGTCTCTTCCTTTTCCCTGTGAAGCTGAAGAGAAAGTCTTTTTCCGCTGTTTATATGGATGATTTTCCCGGCATATCTATCTGTTTTTGCCCAAAGCTCCTCATATCCCCACGGCTTTTTCGTTATGCTCATAAAATCATCTCGCTTTTAATATAATCACTTCTCCAACCATGCCAGCACACTTGCATGATCTATTGAAAGCTTCGCCATAAATATCTGCGAGTAAGTCCTAGTCCTACTCTTCCAAGTTGTCTTTACTTTGCTCTTCCAATCTTTAGTATCAGCAGTGCGCAAAGGCCCGAGGCCAGCAAAGCCAACGCCATCTAATCCGAAACCTGCAGTATTTGATTCAAGAGTCAAAACCTGATCGGTTGCCTGATCATAATCGATTACGAGCCAGCTATGGCCTCTTGGCCATCTTGAGAAGCTCTGTATTAGATAAACTCCGTCTATCGGGAGGGCTCCTTGAGGCATTATTTGGCCAACACCCCATTCGGACGTGACAGCAGGCCCATAGCCTCTGTAGATCGATTCTGTAGCCCCCTTTGCGACCTGCCACTCCTTCCACTGGTCTACCGAGAATGGTATGCCAAAACCATTGCCTATTAAATATGAAGTAAACATTGTGCAGTTTGTTTTATCTTCGCCCAAGAATCTCGACGGCAAAAAGTCTACGCCCGGAGGAAACGTCGGAACCTGCGCATCGGTTAGGTCGTAAGTTGCACTTTGAGCTGAGGTTAAAAGCGGATAAAATTTATCCCAATCATATAAAGCGCCAGCTGCATTTTGTGATGAAGCCAGCAGTTTTGCCCAAGTTGCAGCTCCAACTACCCCATCATCCAAAAGACCCTCAGTCGCTTGAAAATGTTTTACCAGCCCTTTTGTTTTTGGGCCGAAATCTCCATCTACCAAGCATGAAAGGCCATGCTTATTAAGCGATTCTTGGCATAACTTCACATCAGCACCTGATGATCCAAGCTTAATTGTGCCAGGCATTTCATCTCCCAAGGTAAATTAACTATCTATATTTAGACTAAATAATAGATTGCTGTTTAGCAGCGCTCTATCATCTAAATAGGTCATCAAGATCTGCCCTATACATCTCTTCGAGCAATGCTCTCCAGGAATACTGCGGCTCCCAGCCTAATTCGTCCCTTATTTTAGATGGATTACCCAGCAAAAAGGGCACTTCTGATGGGCGCATAAATCTCTGATCTGCTTCATAAACTTCATCTGGGTCCAACTCTGCCAGGCCGCATACAAATTCCAACATTTCACGAATAGTCGCTCCGCTTCCAGTGGCAACAAGATAGTCTTCTGGCCTATCGGCCTGAAGCATCATCCACATTGCTCGCACATAATCCTTAGAGTGACCCTCATCCCTAAATGCTTCAAGATTTCCCATCTTAAGAGTCTCTTGAAGCCCAAGCTTAACCGAGGCGACACCTCTGGTTATTTTTCTTGTGGCAAAATCAAACCCCCTTCTTGGAGAAGAGTGGTTATGCAGAATGCCGTTGCAGGCAAATAGGCCATAAGCTTCTCTGTAATTCTTCACCGCCCAAAAGGCGGCCAACTTTGCGACTCCATATGGAGATCTTGGATGAAAAGCAGAAGACTCATCGTAGCCTTTTTCGGGGCAAGCCAGGCCTCCAAACAGCTCTGAGGTACTAGCCTGATAATAACGAGTATACGGAGAGATTTGACGTATCATTTCTAGCTGCCCAATAACCGCCCTTGCATCCACATCAAAAGTAGATAAGGGCTCTCTAAAAGACTGCCAGACATGGCTCATTGCGGCTAGGTTGTAAAATTCGTGCGGCTTATGATCATAAAGAACTCTTGAGATAAGAGTCTGATCTGTTATGTCGCCTTCAAATAATTTAAAATTTTTGTTGCCAAGCAAATGATCAATGTTCATATACTTAACAAGGGTTCCATCCCTCAAGGCAAGTCCTACAACCTTATAGCCTTTCTCTAGGAGAAGTTCGCTGTATGATGCATCACTAATGACATTTATATATGCTAATATTTAATATAGTAATAGCAAAAGTAAATGTCATTAGGAGGTTTTATGGACTCTAGAATAATTAAAAAAATTCTTAAAAAAGAGTGCGAACAATGTGGTAAATTATTTGAGGTTAGAGATACGGCAAGATTAAGAGTAAAAAGGTTTTGTAGCAGAAGTTGTACCTCAAGGTTTATTAATACTGGAAGAAAAAGATCTGAAGAGTTTAAGAAAAATTTATCAGAAAAATTAAGTGGAAAAAAAAATCCATTTTATGGGAGAAAGCACTCTGAAGAGACTAAAAAAAAGTTATCTGAATCAAACAAGGGTTCTTATATAGATAAATATGGAGAGGAAAGGGCTCAGCTAATAAAAGCTAAATTATCTGACGCTCAAACTGGAACCAGAAATGGGTTTTATGGAAAGAAGCATTCTGAGGAATCTAAAGAATTAATATCTAGAAATCACGCAGATGTATCGGGCTCAAATAATCCCATGTATAGAAATGGTCAAAAAATTACTGGAGAAAAAAATGGATCTTGGAAGGGTGGAGTATCATATATAGAAAGGCCAAAAGAATGGAATGATGAGCTTAAAACTACAATTAGAAAAAGAGATGGCTTTTCATGTGCATTATGTCAAAAAAACGGATATGATGTTCATCATATTGATTATAATAAATTTAATAATTGTAAAGCAAACTTAATAACATTATGTAGAAGCTGTCATGCAAAAACAAATTTTAATCGAGAGATATGGAAAAAGATATTATTAGAGGTGATGAATGAAAAATAATAGACAGCTTAGAGTCATATTGACCGGTGTGGCAGGCCAAGATGGGTCATACCTGGCAGAATATTTAATTAAGCGAGGGTACTTCGTCTACGGTGTATCTCGTCGTAAGTCCGTTAACCAGGGTCATGAAAACATTGAACACCTTATTGATAATGACTCATTTCAATTATTAGAGGGTGACATTACCGATTCCACTTTTATCAGTCGCATTATTCATGACATCAAACCTCATGAATATTACAGCTTAGCTTCTCAGAGCCATGTAGGATACAGCTTTAAAAATCCACTTGATACTTTTAGAGTTACTGGCGAAGCAGTTATTATGCAACTTGAGATGATTCGACATTACTCACCTGCAACACGCTTTTATCAAGCCAGTACCTCTGAGCTATTTGGAGGCTTGGACTGTCCTAAGTCTGGTTATAGCGAAAACACGCCATTTCATCCACGCTCTCCATATGCTGTAGCCAAAGCTGCTGCCTTCTATGCAGTTCAGAATTATAGAGAAGCATATGGGCTTCACGCTTCAAATGGAATCTTATTTAATCACAGCAGCCCTCGTCGTGGTCATGATTTCGCTACTAGAAAGATGACCAGGGGCGTTGCCAGGATTAAGCTTGGCCTGCAAGATGCTTTAAAGATGGGCAACTTAGAAGCTGTCAGAGACGAGGGTCACGCTTACGATTACGTCAGGGCGATGCACCTAATATTGCTTCAGGATAAGCCTGATGATTATGTTATTGCTACAGGCAAGAGTGCTAGCATCCGTCAAATGTTAGAGCATATTTGCAATATAGCTGGGCTTAAGATTGAAGACGTATATGAAATGGATCAAAGGTTTATGCGCCCGTCAGATGTTCCATTCTTGCTTGGTGACGCCACTAAAGCACGAGAAATTTTAGGTTGGACTCCTGAGTATGACTGGAAAAAACTTCTAACTGAAATGTACCAAAATGATTATGCTGAAATATCATCGGATGAAGAATGAAAGAAAAACATATTCAAATTAGAATCGAGCAATGCCTATCTTTAGCCAAAGCATCAAACTGCCCTAGAAGAAAATTCGGGGCACTTCTGAATTTATAGTCAAAAAATATATCAATATTTTGAATAAGATTGAATGAGGTTAATATGTTATATTCTTTAGTAAATACATTATATCTGTCTCTTATACACATCTGACGCTGCCGACGACTCCTTACGT